GGTAAAGACCTTGCTTGGAGGTATTCACAGATATGAGTCTTGTAGGATATTGGCCACTATCGGAGGATAGTGGTTCGACGGCATACGACCGTAGTGGCAACGGTAATGATGGGACTGTAAATGGTGCGACACTGAATCAGACTGGTATTCTTGGCACATCCAGTTATTCATTCGATGGGACTGATGATAATGTAATTATCCCACATTCCACACATATTGATTTAACTTCTAAATTTACCATTTCTGTATGGTTTAAAATAAATGATTTATCTAAGAATATGACGGTATATTCAAAAAAAGAATCTGATAGCAATGACTATAAATCTAATTATAAATTAACATATAATGAAAGTGATGATGTATTAAGATTCCTTATTGGGAATTCTACTGGTGATGGATGGACAACAATTGATTATTCATCTCTTTCCAAAGGAACTTGGTACCATACTGTTGGATTATGGGATGGTAGTGACATAGCATTCTATATCAATAGTAAATTATTAAATAAAGAATCTTTTACTGGAATACCATATTCAACTACTGATAATTTATATATAGGTGACGATATTGAGTATAATTCTAATTTCAATGGGAATATAGCTGATGTTCGCGTCTACGACCGTGCCCTTACTGAACATGAAATTACATCGCTTTATGCGGCGTCACAACGCGGTAGATACGTATCCAGCACGAAGACAACCCAATCGTTGTATGATGTAGTGAAAACGAACGTGAGTCTTAATGGACAGACTCTCACCGTTCATGTGAAGGAAGACGTTGATGGAGATGGAAAAGCTGAAAATATAGACTCATTCAATCTGGAAGACGGAGAGAACAAATATTCAGTTAACAACCTTAGTGGAAATGTCGGAAACAGCGTATGGTTCGTCTTGGAAAGTAAGAATTCGTCAGTAGTTTCCACAGCTACATTTGATTCTATTAAGCTTACCCAAGAATATGGTGATACGATATATTCTACTCCGGCTGGCGTTTGGAAAACTAACAGTGACAATGTAGTGATTACAATATGATAGGTCTTGGTACTGGTTCCGTTTTCAAATGTGGTAACGGAGGAAATATAAAAACTATTGATAACAGCGACCTTTCCGTTTTCGGAATAGAAAACGGGTGGGTTTACTGGAACGACCTATATCTGAATTCGTATAACGATATGACGTTGGACGTTTCAGATAGTTATAATATAAATGGAACTGTGGAACACATTACAGGAGACCCCGTTTTCAACTTTGGGCTGACGGCTTCCCGACCTAATGGGAAGACTGATGTAAGAATTAGTGGACTAAAACCTAACGCTCCATATCGATTGCTGTTCGACGGAGTGTTAGCGAAATGTAGTACTGGACGAGCGCACACAAAAACAAACGATAGCGGTATACTAAGATTGAACGAGGTTGTAATACCAAATGGCTAACGGAGAAGTGAGAGTTTCTGACGGTGAAAAGGCGGAAAGTCTGGAAGACCTTACAGATGAATTTCCGGAATTTCTTCCACGTTCGGACGTAGACCCTAACCTGAAATTACTGAATTCAATTGCTCATGAGTTTGATAGTCTTTCCGGTGATATTCTTGATGTAGATAATGCTTCAACAATTCAGTATGCAGATTCAATTGCACAACTTGAAAATCTGGCAAAATTAATGGATTTATCTTCAAAGGAAGGAGAATCAAAAGAAAAATATAGAAATCGGACTATTGCGGAATTCCAGAAACTTACGAGTGAGGGGACGGCGAAAGACGTTCTTAACAATTCGTCTACTATTCTTGGAATTGAGAATGATAAGATAGGATATAATAAATTGAATGAGAACGGAGCAATTCAGTTGAAGTGTCCCGGAAAGGCACTTGATAACTTAGCGATGACAGACAGCGAATTCCAAGAAATTATTACAAAGCACGCGGCGGCTGGATACCGCCTTGACGTTACTCGTAGAGGTACTTTCACTTACGTTAGTGCTTCGGACTACAATGACGGAAACATGGAATCACAGTACGGTTATAACGGACTTGACAGTAACGGAAATCCGAAAAACAATGGCGGAACTTACGCAGGACTGATTTAGAATGTCGAACTACAGTACGAACTTGAAAGATTGGGGCGCGGAAGGAACAGAATATCCGAATGGTTACAGTTACCTTGAAGGAGACCAGCCCGTTGACGCTTGGGATAACTACTTCAACTATAACGTAATTAACGACATACAACACCTTATCGGACTTACGAACGATAGACTGGAATCCGATACCGGGTCCAGCCACCCATCCAGTCCGGAAGTGGGCCACATCTCCCACCGGACTGATACACCCATTAAAGGTAAGGAAACCCTATACCATTACGATTCCACTAACTCTGAATGGCATAGGTTGATGAAGGCTGACGGAGACAAAATGACCGGAAACATCGACATGGGCGGTTATTCCATTAACGATACTTCCGGAACCCTTACTCTAAATTCAGATGTTCATGGAACTGGTTCTGTAACAGTTGATGGAAAATCCACGTTCAATGATTCTATTTCAATTCCGGACAGTAGTATTGACGCTAACTCCGTTAAGGCTGACGGTTCCAGTCTTACGAAGAAATATTTCCAAAGTTCAGAAAACGGTGAAGCTGTAACTGGAAGTCTTTCCATTGTTGGAATTGTTGGACTTGATAATAATGAAACGATGGAAGTTACTCAAGCGGCAATGATTAAACATGACTTGTCGCCGGTTTCTTCCGGTATCGACTTGGTTCTCTCTACTGGAACAAATAAGAGAGATACCTTGCTTTCCGGAGACGGTAGCACCATTTTCGGAGACGAAAATCCCGGTGTGACTTACACGAACACATCGGGTTCTTCGGAAGTGATTTTGGTTGCAGTTGATAACGGACACCACAATACTGGTGCTGGAACGAACGAAAAAGTACATTCGAGCTTTATTGCGAAGGTGAATTAAAATGATTCGTGGACTTGATAGAGTTAATGATTACGTAGCAACGATTGTTTCGACGGCAGATAATTATTCTGAACAGATAACATTGAGTGACGACGATACAATAAATGTTGATACAGATGCTTCTGCTTCAGTCTCCAATTATCAGCCTGTAATCGAACACGAAAGCGAAAAGAAGCAGAAAGACACCAACGACTTGTTGTGGTATGATTGTAAAAACAATATTGATGCAAATTACACATTCAATATTGAAACACGTTATAAGACTGAATACGGTATAACAGTTTATGATACCAGTGGAAATACAACAAATTATGATGGTGAAGACCTTCCTGTTACTGGAAACCTAAATAATCTTGATAAGATAGAGGTTTATACTGGTTACAATGACGGTGATACAATCAAATGGCATTACTGGAATATGAAGATTGACGTTAATCAGACCAAGAGCGCAACAGTGAACACACAAAATATTAGCAGACAATGAAAAAGAGGGAGCGCCTTGACAAACTGATTTCAGCGGACGTTCTCGGTGGCGCATGGATTAGTGTTTCCGCTGGAAAAGTGGTGGAAAAGCTTCTCAATCTCTATTATCCGGATACTCTAGGACTATTGATAGGTTGGACTTTAGCGTTCCATTTATCTATAGTTCTTGTTCTGTACTGGAAAGAGATTGAAGCAGTAGTTGACGAATACTTGTGGAGTAAATTATGATTCCGAAATTCCTACTTGGAGCAGACGACGACTATTGGGAGAGTTTCCGAAGAACAGTATATCCGAGAATCCATCCGATTCTTCAAATGCTTCCGTTTCCGGCCTACTCGAAAGGACCCGTACACGAAAACCAGTACGTTTGTACGGCGGAAGTCAACCAGAACAATCTGGAAGCCGAGTTGCGCGAAGCCGGGTTCTTTCGGAATCCGATAGCGGCGTACAAGAATCATCCGGACGGTCGGAAGAGCGTGGGGTCGTGGCGTCTCCTTCCCGCTTGCGACAAGACTGGAATGGTGGAAGACGATATGCAGTTACACGTCACGTTGTTTGAGTCGGAATACGAAGACCACGTTGACATTTACGCGCACTACGAGAAGAATTGGGAGAAGGACGCCACCGGACACCTGAAGGAATCCGGCTTCAGTGCCGCAGAAGGCGTCAGAATCGCGTCGGCAGTTATTGAAAGCTACACGTTCTTCCGAACGTACCAGAAGTAATACTATGATTGAACAGATTGCACCTATTGACATGGCTTACATGCTCGGCTTCTTCATGGCGCTCGCTCTTCGCCGTGGACGAATTGACTCAATGATTGGCGGAATGATGAAGTGGTTCCCGAACGAAAAGAATCCCGGAATCGGTCCGAGAGAGGACTCGAACGGAGGTGAGAAGTAATGGGTTACTTCGAGGAATGTCCCGACTGTGGGTCCGCTGTAGCATTCATCGAGGGTTGTGAGAAGTGCGTGGCGCGCTGTGGTTGGTCGGCTTGTTAGGGCGGCTTCCCGATTGTATGAGTGGTCTCTGCGTTAACTACGTCACTCCGTAGGTCGCGGGCCGCTTCTACTTCTGACCCATTGAAATTCTCCGGATTTCGGAGGATGTGGGTCGCATACCTACAAACAAGCTCTGCTTTCAAAGGCGACAAATCAACTGTCCGCTTCATATTCTTTCTAACAACACCAAAGTATAAAAACGTTACTCTGATGTGTCCCGGAAAAGGTTCAACTCCTGTCCGGGACTACTCACTCAATACGTATCCGTTACAGGGTGAAATGACTGTAACGGCGCTCTCCCATTAAAAACAGCTATTTTCGGAGGGAGAACGATTCTACGTCCTACTTTATCCTAAATGAATATAATAAAAGAACATAATCGAAACGATAGCCATTAGAAACCCAAAGAGAAAAATATAGAATCCATCGTGGAAGCAAGGCATCTCAATTTTCGTCATATTCTTTCCAGTAGAGCGCGTTCACTTTCCGGACGAGAACGTCAACGTGACAGTCCATGTGACTTGGACAACTACAAGCAATCCGTTTCCCGTACAGACTTTTCAAGGCTTCCCGGAACCAACTCTTTTCCTCTATGAGCCACGTAAGGTCTCGCTCATACAGTTCAATTGCTTGGTCCCGGTCGTAGTCGTTCAACTTGTATGGATTGCCAAGCCAGCCTTCCTGACCTATCTCGTGGTTGTTAGCGGCTGTTGCTATGTTCCGCTCTCCGTTGTTTCCTCTGCCACCGTACAAGTCGTAGTCGTCGGTCGTATGGACTCTTTTTGTTGTCATTGACTGAATGGTCTGGAATCCTGTATAGGGAATCCAAATGTTGTGATTTCGTATTCGCCGTCTTCACGCTTCCCGACTTCCTCTAGTTGTTTGTAAGCCGACTCCCCACAACATAAAGCTATCGGATTTCCGTCAACGTAGAGAAGGTAATAATAGACTTCTTCAGATAGCTCGTAAGTCTCCGTATCCCTCTCTCTACCGCTAAGATTGTCTTGGATTACCATAGTTATTTTATCTTTTCGTCTAACCAATACCTCTGTAAACCTCCGGCAAGACTCATGTACAGTATTATAAGGAAAGCTAACCCAGTAATATTTTCTGTCATATTCTTGTAGTGTTCAGCGAACCACATGCTTGACACCGGACTACACCCTCATTCCATGAATGTTGACAGTTGTTACAGACTCTCATTGGTTTTCATTCAGGAACGGATACAATGGAGTTTCACTCATTTATGGCGCTCGTAGACTGTTGTTGTTCACGAAGCGGTCATACATTTCCGCCGTAATCGGAGCGTATTCCTCCATTAAGTCTGCCACCATTGACGCGAAATCCTGTGCTTCCCATTGCGCCTTCTGGTTATCCCGAATGTCGAACAAATGCATGAGGCTACGCATGTTTCCGGAGAACGTCATGTTTACCGGAGTGGCTTGTGGCAGGAAGAACCGGGCGTCCTCTTTCGGAATTCCAGCCTCAATTGCCTCACTATACCTTGCTACCGACATTTCCCAATGAGTTTCCAAAGTATCAGCCCATGTTTCATAGATAGTAAGGTCAGATTCTGGTTCTTCCATTGAAGGTGGAACTACCGGGTCTTTTCCACCGAAATTTGCGTAACGTTGGCTTTGAACGTCCCAACTCTTGTGTCGGTGTCGCGTTACTTGAGCCATTGCGACTCGGCTAATGTCTTCTACGGCGAAGTAGAAGTTCACATGCTCGAACGGACCGAAGTGGCCGCGTCGAAGCAAGTCTGCTATCATCGCCCGCAACTTCGCCTGATAGATGAATCGGTCCGGGAATTTCTTCACACCATAGTTATTCCACCGCCGTTCCACATGGTCTTCATCATACTCCCATTCTTCGCCAACTTCCTTGAGAAACACGAGGTCGGACGCTTCCAGATTGTACCCGTTTATTGCTTCTTCCGGACTGACCCCAATCAGCGACTCTTCCATGTAGTCGCCACGGGCCGCATACGCTGGAATTTCGTCAGGGGTAAGGTTGTCGCTCGATTCCATCGCCAATCCGTTCGTGACCGCTTTTACTTCTATATTCATCGGTTAAATACCGTGTATTCGTAAGTTTCAGCAACGAAATTTAGTTTGTTGTCTTCGGTTCCTGTCACTATGAAACTTTCAAGTTGAAGCTGTTCTATATCTGTTTCCGAAATTACCTTCAACTGTAATGGTTTTCCATGTTTGTTAAAGAAGTCCTTTCTCGAAACCTGAATATGTCTGAATTCTATTTCTCCTTCTATTTCTGTTCGTGTTAATACTGTTCTTCTATCACTAATGAATTTTATTACACAATCTACGTCGCAATCACTGTATACGAAACCATTACTTGCGACTACTCTAGCATTTTCCAATTCTATTTTTTGTTTTGATTCCATCATTCTTGTAGATTTTCGTCGTGTCTTTCGCCCTCTGCCATCTTCCAGATTGTTGGAAGTAGGTCTTTTACAGCTTCGTCTCCGTCCTCTCCTTCAGGAACTATTATTTCCTTGGACATCCTTCTTCCGTCTCGCTAGCTTTCTTACCCGGAATGCTATTTCTCTCGGCATACTGTAATCCCACAGTATTCCTTTATACTTTGAAGTATTTCTCCGGAATGCCCTTGCCTTGTTGTCTTTTTCTTGGGCGAATTCTACCAACTCTTCAACCGACATGTGTGGTTTTAAGTTCTCAATTTCACTCATAAGAAATCACCGAATCCGGTCTGTCCGGAGAGTCCGTCTCCCTCCTTACCGTCTTGGTCTGTATTCTTAAAGCTTTCCTTCCACGGTCCCGATATTGGACGTTCATCAACACCGCCTTGAGCAGTTCGTTCCATGATTCTATCCTTCCTACACTTAAAGCACTGTAATCCTATTTCTTTATTGTTTGAAAAATCGTACACTCTCCGAACGTTATCAGTACTACCACAATCTTGACACTTAATCATTGCTAAAATTTTTTAGGTGTTTGCTAGCAGTCGGGAAGTGGGTCGCCACCGTCGAACAAGTCAGTCATTTCTGGAATTTCTCGCTTCACTTTGTAATGCATGTCTTTTCGTTTAAGTTCCTTGGATATTGTTTTTCTTACATACCACAGGTTTCTGATACATTCGTGACAGTAGTAGAATGCATCAATTATGATGTTCGTTCTGCTCCTTTTTATTTTCTGGAAGTACGTAGTGTTCCTATGCTTCTTTTCCTCTCTACAGTTCTTACAGCGAGCCATATGGATTGAATTCCTTTCCGTTCTTCGTGAGCCAGATTCGATTCGGTTCAGCGAAATCAACAAGACCGGAATTCTTCCATTTCCGGGCAAACTCGCGTGTCGTCATTGGGTGCAAGCCAATCTGATTCCCGAGAGGAACAACACGTATCACGTCGCGCTTTTCTGCCCGTTCCTGTACTAGCTTGAACAGGTGGGCTTCCTCGTACTCCATACGTATCCCGAGAGAAGGTGCTACTATAGGTTTTATGGTTTCAGTCCGGAAGCCGCCGCGGGTCAGCAGAACGCCGACAGACCTGCCTGCTGTTGTCCCGATATGGCGGCGTCCACATCAACTCCTATAGCGCCGAGAATCGGTTCCAGTGGAGAACGAATGGTCAGGTCTAACATCTTCACCGTGCGTACCTCAAGCCGACTCTCAAGCTCGTCGTCGGCATTCTCGAAGTCCTCGAACGTGATAACGTCCACTTCTTCTCCGTCAACCAGAACTTCCGGATTGTTGAGGTAGACCCGACCGGGTTTCGCACTGTTTTGCATTTCTACTCCCGTCAACTCCGACCAGAACTGGTAGCCGCGAAGGTGAGCCGTCACCGAATCGTACTCGTCAAACGGCTGTCCGAAACCTCCCGGAACCTTGATACGTTCCCATGACGGGTCTTCGCCACCAATCTCGTCGGCGGCGTCCTCCACAATCCGACTGATTTCCTCGTCCGACTTCAAGTCCAGAATCGCGTGAATGACTTTCACTTGCGTTTCCTCGGACAGTTCGGAACTGTCAGACCGCTCCGAACCGTATCCAGTGATAGTGTACGACGGGCTTTCCATCCACGTTCCTTCCTCCCACACGTCCTTGTGGGCGTACCGCTTCTTGTTTCCGGACTGGAAGAACGTCTCTGCGAGTGCTTCCGGTTCTATCTCCCAACGGTTGTCTTCTTCCGGAATACCAAACTCGGTGGCGAATTCCGGATACACTTCCTCGTTAAGCTCTCGGCAGATTTCCTTCGTCCGCTCCACACATTTCTCGTGGGAGTATTCGTCCGGGAACTTGATGTAGTTACTGTCCGTGTCACCGTAGGCGATTTTGCACTCGGTTTCCTCCCGAACGTATCGGGCGGTCTCCTTGATACATTCTTGACCTAACTGTGTGACTGCTTCCGCCGCTTGCGGGTCGAACAGGAAGAATGGTTCCCACCCACCGACTCCGTATGTGGAGTTAGTGACAGTTTTCTTGGAACCGTATTCTTCCTCTTTCGCCTCGAATTCTTCCGTTCCCGGTTCCATCTTCTTTAGCTCCTTCTTCGCCGCTTCCTTCAGCGAAATGCCTTCGTCGGTAATCGCCGGAAGTGCCGCGTCCTTATCAAGTCGGAAGTACGCTACGTCACCAGTCTGTTCCAGCGGTGCTTCCGAAACGTTGATTCCGATACTCCGGAGCTTTTCGACCTTGGCTTCCAGACTGTCGAAGTTACTGTCTTCGTCCAGTGTTACCTTGGATTCCGACCCAAGATTGAACATCGCCATCGTGTTCGGGTACAGACTGGAAAGGTCGATACCCATAACATTCAGGAGAACACCAATGGACGGGTCGAAAACGTAGGAACCCTCAAAGTCGTAGTCCGGACGACCATAATTCGTAGTCGGACCGACTTTCTCCCAATCGTGAAGCTTTCGCCGCGCCATCATCTCGATGTAGTCCGAATTGGAACGAGTGTCGTTCCAGTCTACACCAACAACGTCCCGGAGCGTTCCCCAAAATGAGAACACTTCCAGTTCGTTGTTCAAGTCACGACATAGAGTAACGTCAACAGCGTTATAATTAAGGAGAAGTGTTGGGTCTTCCTTCCACATCTGGTGGTAGCCCATGTTAGTGTGTTCCACCTTATCCGCACCAATTTCCATTTGGGCTACGTCGCCAAGAGCCTTCACGTCCGGTTCCGTGAACTTCGTCCGAAGCCATGCGTCCTGTAAGTCGTAGACGGTTCGACCCTTGATGATTGGCGTTCCGGAACGAGTAACTTTACTGAAGCCTTCACGGGAAAGACTTCCGGAATCCAATCCTATCTTATCGAACCGCTGGATGAAGTGGCGTGCGTCGAAATCCTCGAAGTTCCATCCGGTTAGAATGTCGGGGTCAGTGTTCTCAATGAAGTCCGAGAACGCTTCCAACATCATCTTTTCGGTCGGGCGAACTTCCAGTCGGTCCAAGTTCTCTGGTCGTCCGTTCGGGAAGCATTCTTCCACACCTCTTCCACCAGTCTGGAAGAACCCAACCGTCTCGCCGTTGAACGAGTCTTCCGCGACTATGGACAGAATCTCCGTCTCACCGTCCTTGTCAAAGTTACCTCGGTCGTCAGTCTCTATGTCGATGTAGGAAATCCGGGATTCCGGTTCCTTCATCTCAATAGCTTCAACTTCCGAGATATGACATTCCTCGTCAGGGACACGGATTCCAGTATAGACTCCTGTCTGAATCCGGAACAACTGTTCGAGGGACACGTCCGCTCCGTAGCGGTCGTCGTAGTCGAAATACTTCTCCGCTATGTCTCGGGCGTCCCACTGACTCTCCACGTCGATACGCGACAAGTCTTCGTCCTTCCAGCCTTTCTTCACTGGGTCGTGTTCGATATTTTTAACGGACTGTACAGAATGAAGTTCGTCGGCTTTCTCATGGACCTTCTCCGTAGGGGCGAAGAAGCGCGGCTGTAGACCGTACACAGTCGCCGAATCAAGCCTGTTGTCTTCTGTACGTCCGTACAGTCTAATCTTCTGCTCGTTCGTATTGTAGTCCTTGACGGACTCCGTATTGGTGATTTTGAATTCTTTCATGGGTTGTCGTCTTGGCGTCCCCTCTTACCGAGTACGACGAGGGACTTAAGGCTTCCGTTTGGTTATCCGGACAGTACCTTAACAGTACAGCACAGCACCTCAACAGCACGACGCTTCCCGACTTTTACTGTACTTTTTCAATAGGTACTGTTTGGTACTGTTAACAGTGGTATGGTTTGTTACTCCGTTACCACATCTCTTATCTTCTGCTTGAACCGTTCTTCCGTCACGTTCCCGTTCCGGATTATCATATCCGTATGACGATTCAGGAGTTTATCGAGACCCCATTCGTTCTCCCGCTGGTCGCGTGCTTTCATTTCGGAAGGACGATTATTTCTCTCTTCAAAACCCCACTTCCAGCGTATTGGTTCCGGACACCGAATTCCGATAGTTACAACTTCAGTTTCCGGAAGAGCAAACTTGAAGGTGTCAACTTCTTCAATGCTCCGGATTCCGCTAACTGCGAGATTACTGTCACTATCAACCCGGTTGCGAGCCAGCTTCGCGGCGTATTCAGCAAAATAACCGAAGCTATTTTCAAGGCGTTGTTCGGTAGCCCACTGACCAATTGTGTTATCATCTACTTCTCTATGTTCGTTTTCGGTTTCGTTGCTGTACTTTTTCCGGACTACATTCGACATTTCTATCGTATGTAGTCCTTCTTCGTAGGCCGTTTTCAGCGCGGTCGTCTTCCCCGACGCGGGATAACCCGCAAACAGATATGCTTTGTTCATTTTTCTCTCTCGGAAACTGATTACGTCCCGGTTCCAATCAGACCGGAAGCAGTCGGGAAGCCGCCCCGGCTACCTCCGTTTGTCTAAAATGGAATCGGTCTAATCGGATTCAGTCTTCGTTCTCGGCGTCAGGCGGCTCGCTCTCGTCCTCCACGAAATCTTGAGGGTCTTGGCCCTCACCTCCGTAGGAATCGAATGTGACCGGCTTCTCGTCCTTCTCGTCGGTCATAGAAGCATCACCGCGAATATAATGATTACCGAGGCGATTAGAACTTCCATACCAGTCATAGGAACATCACTAAGATTGCTACCGCCGCAAGTACTGTAACGACTGTCGTTGCGACACCCGCAATCACTATCAACTTCATGATACTTACCACGTCTTCAAAGAAGGCGTCCATGCCTTCCGAATCGACCTTACTCATTGTCTTCCTCGGACTCTCCTTCGGTACTCTCGGTCTGTTCCTCGGAATCCTTTAGAGCGGCTTCCGCCGCACTCTCCTCGGGTTCCTCGTCCTCCGAGTAGAGGTCCCAATCGTCCAGTTCCTCCCACTTGATACGCCACTCGCCGCCGTCTCGAATCATCGGAATATCCTCCGAATTATCAACGAGACGCTGGAGGTCGGCAACTTCCAGACTGAACGAGTCCATCAGCTCCGGAAGCTCGTCCTCAATATCGACCGTAATAGTGTAATCGCCGTACTCACCAAGGTCGATAGTGATGTTCGCCACCGCTCGCTCGTTGAACGTTCCAGAAATCGTCACTCGCTCCACACTGTCGAAGTAACCGACAGTCTCCTTCATGTGGTCCGGAAGGTTGTTTCGCTCGCTGTAGTCCGTGACAACGGCTTCCGCGCCGGTCGGGGTCTGGTCGTCGTTCTGTGCGCCGAAAATCTGTGCAATAGTACTGTAGATGTTTGCGAACATTGTTATAGTTCTCCGAGTTTTTCCAGCTTGTACTGTCCGTACCACACGGGATTGAAGAATTCGTCCTGTAGCGGCCAGTACGAATCAATTCCCATGTGTTCCGCAATCATGTCTTGGTCGTATCCCGATTCAATCATTCCGATGAAGGTTTTCTTTTCCTCGAACGGTTTCCCCCAATCGGATTCACAGTCGTCGTAGTTGTCACACTTCCCGTCCCCGTAGTGACATAGTGCGCCGGGACTAATGCCGAAATCCTCCATTTCAGGATTCATGTCCGGCGGGGTAGTGTTCATCTTCCGGTTTCCGTCAGCGATAATCTTTTGAACGTAAGCCTGTCGTTCCGGGTCCGGTTCATCTACAAGGAAATCATGATTTTTGGGATAATAGCCTGCTATCCCGTCAACCTTGTAGTCTTCGGAGAATATCATTCCGTAATATTCCCCTTGGAGGAAGATTCCGTCGTCGCGGTACTTCTCGTCCGGAGTCTTCCCGGTTTTGAAGTCCACTATGACAACTCCATCGTTTCCGGAGACTTCTGGAACAGAAGCCGATGGAACTATCACGTCGGCGAAGCCCATCCAGTCCGGACCGTCGCCTTGCTCAAGCCACCCTTCTTCCTCTACTCCTCGGGGTAGCCATGCGTCTAAAGCGTATTCTATTACGGTCTTTCCGTCCCGTGGGTCGTCCAGAGACCGGAATTTCTTCGCCGCGTGTTCTTTCGCGGCTTCCGCTCGTTCCAATTCCCATGCTATGAACGAACTTACCATGTCCGTCCAGTCCGCCCATAGGAGAACGTCTTCCGGAAGGAACCGTGTAAGGTCCTTCGGACAGTCGGGAAGGGTCCCGCCGTCTTCGTAGTGTTCAAGCAGGTTCTCATAGTACACTTCGTAAGTATAGTGTACCCGAGTCCCCTGCTTCATGGCGTCCGTCTCTTCCGCTCTACGTCCGAGAACGTAGGTGTAGTAGAAGTTACGCCAACACTTCTCTGCCGTCAACAGCCGCGACTTACTCCAGTATGGTAGTTCTCCCTCCTTTGCTTCCTCCTTACACTTCTGTATTTTCGTTGTTTCCGAAGGCATGGTCTGCTTCCTTTGTCAGCACGCTCATCGCGGTTTCCAGTTCTTTCCGGTACTCCCGAACATTTTCCAGAACGTCCCGGTAAGGGTCCGCACAGTAGTCTGGAATAAACATATCCTCGTAGGACTCGATTACGTTTTCCAGTTGTTGTTCGGTTTCCATCAGTTCTCCGTGTCGCTCGAACAGGTGTTCGTCAACGCTCTCGAAGCGGTCTTCCAGCGTAACCTCCGGGCGGTACACCTCATTCATTGCCATACTAATGGACTTGACGAGATTCCCGCTTGTTGCCGAAGTGTTCACTCCGTCACCTCGAACAACTACCTCTTGAATGTTTGGCGATTTGTTGATTTTTGCTCGAAGCGGTCCACCGTAGATTTGCTCGTTACTCATTGTACTCTAAGTCGTGTTCGTCCGCTAACTCTTCAAGACGTTCCAGATGTTTCGTATTGTCTTGAATAATTAGCGTGCCGTCGTCTTCTTGTTTGAATGTGAGAGTCTTCCCGCCAGCGAACGCTTGTCGAAGAATTGCCTTACCCTTCGGGTCACGTGCTTCCCGCTCTTTACCCTTCATTATCCAATGAAGAAACTATCGTCTTCAAGGAATTCTTCCAGAATATCTTCCGCCGAATCGCCATTCCGGAGTCGGTCCCTGTAATGTTCAATTCGTTCCACGTCGTCTTCCAGCTTCTCTTTCAAGTCGCCGAGGTCATTGATTAACTCGGCGCGGTCAAGGTTTTCTTCTTCCATTAGAATGGACTGTTCTCTTCGTAGATAACATTCGCTGTTTCAAGGTCTAACCCTTGCTCTACACCACTCGCAAGTCGCTGAAGAAGTTTAGCTTCCTCACGGCAGTTCTCAATGAACTGTTTCTTAGTCTGGTGGTTCTCCATTGTGAATCAGATACATAGTACGAGAAGAACGCAATTGCTCGTCTTCGGACACTTCACGGAGGGCTTCCCGACCTCTCCGGATAGTTCTCTCGGTCCGGCGAGCAATAGAATCAAGCATCTCTTTCTCCCTCCTTACCAAGAAGAGCAAGGGACTTAAGTCTTACGCAATTGGAGGGTATGGGTTCTCTCCGCAAGAAACGCACTCGTAGTCTTCTAACTCGTCTTTTGATACGGGGGAGTTACATTCGTTACATTTCGGAGTTGTACTTTTCTCTTCCTCAAGACGCGCCCAGTTCTCCGCGTATCCGGCAACGTCCGCCGGATTATCTTCGTCGTAGTGGCCGTTCTTACTTCGGGCTATCTTCATCAAGATGAACATGATAGCCGCGTCTATCTCGGACACGTCAACGCCAAGATACCAACTCCAAGCTCCAGCTATTTCATCGAAGGTATCTTCCGGTTCCCCATGTTGTTCCGGACGACTGTACACGATTTCCGCCGCCTGTTCTAAGATATAGGTATCGTGTTCCATTAGTTTTCCTCGTCGTTCCAAGGGTGTGTCGGACAGTCGTGGTTTGAACACGTTGTTGCTCCGGCATGTACCTCTAACGTAGCTCCACACGTCTCACAGTCGTCTTCCGAGTCTCTTATATATGTTTTATTCATAACTTTACGAATCCGGTTGCGCGTTTTGGACAGTCATCATTTGGGCACGTTCCTGTCCATCTGTTCGTTGTTCGGTCGTCTCTGTACACTGTTCCACAGCAAGATGTTGCATACTTATTCATACCATTTGACTTCGGACTCGGATGATTTTTCCAACGAATCGGTCTACTCGTCCCGGCCACGCCACATAGACGAAACCGCCGTCGTATCCAGCTACTTGGACGTTCTTCGTTTCGTAGTTTCCATCCTTCGTTTTCAGGACAAGCTTGTACGGCTCTCCGTTAGTGATTAGTTCGTGGATTTCTCCACCTTCTAATGAGTCTTGTCTTCCAGTCCGGGTGGCGTACCGGAGCTTCCCGTTCAAGACCATTGCGTCCACTACGTCTTGTTCAGTCCACTGTTCGCCGTCTCTCTGTAGGGTTACTTCCGTTGGTTTCATGGGTTGTCAACCTTCGTTTTCAATGAGCTATTTCATGCACCTTGAAGGTCGGAAAGCTACCGCCAGTCCAGCGCCGCCGACAGGCGACCCTGCCAGCTTTCAGTCGGATACAATTCCTTCAACACGTCGTTCGTAACATCTTGAAAATCGTTCATTCTTCCACGTACTCCTTGATGTTCTCCGCCGTAGTCGGACCGACACCATCCACTTCTTCCAACTCGTCGGTCGAAAATTTCCGAACGTCCCGCTCGTTCTTGATTCCAATGTTGGCGAGATTCTTCGCCGTGCTTTCACCTACTCCGTCGATTTCACCGTAGTCTACCGGAACGGGGTCTTTCACTCTTTTGGATACGTTTTCACCAGATTCTTCCGGAATCTCGCTTTCAGGAGTTTCTTCCACACCGTCAGTATCTTTGACAGAATCATGTAGTTCTACCAGTGCAACGAACTGTCCGGAACTGAAAGGACGGTTCGTGTACGTCTCTATTATCTCGCCCGGTACTTCCATCACTTCTTCTACCTGAATCGTAAGGAACGTATATCGGTTCATTATTGCTAGTCTTCTACGTTGATTCCAGCACGAAGCACTTCTCGGTCGCCGTCCTGAAGCCGTCCAGTCAAGTTGAACGCGGACTGTGCGAGACGACGGAATCGTTTCTCTAATTGGACTGTCTCGGCGTCGTCAGCCTTCTCATGAAGGGCTTGGTGCATTTCCCGTCCCTTACCCTTTATTTCATCGAGGTTGTCATGTAGCTCGTTCAGGCGGTCTTCGTACTCGGCGGCTTCCCGCTCTTGAACAGACTCAGGGTCTTCAGCCGTTTCTACAGGCTTAGTGGCTTGAAGGTCCTTCTTATCGCCTATCTCCATTATTTCTTCAGCAGACATTTCTTTTTCTTGCTTTTCCACTTCGCCTTCACCAGAATCGAGATTTTCGTCCATTGTTAGTCTCTATAAGCGTCAGCGTCGTTCGACGGACCGGGGTCTCGTAGAGCCGGAGGTCTCTGGTATTTGTTTCCAGAAGCACCCCTGTTACGATTATTGGCTTCGTTAGCCGACCCTTGACAGTACTTATCTCCGTAGATTGTTCCAGCGAAACTCTTGTCATCTTCCGGACGGTGACTGATAACAAGACCACATGATTGACAGACTACTTCTCCACGGTCGTCGTAACGTCCGATTCCGTCTTCGCATTCCGGACAACCCATGTGGTAGTCGAACGTGTTTTTAACGTATTTGCTCTTATCGTCCTTGGGAATGACCACACTGTGTCCGGTCAACTCCATGACTCGAATCCAGTGGTCGTCCTTGTCCGGAAGCTGGTCGAACCTGACAGGTTCACAGACGACGTTATCCTCGGCACGAATTTCTACAGCAGTCTTATCAGCACGCTTGTCGATTTTGTTCATTTGTCGGGGGGAGAGAGTTAGTTTCTGGTCAGTTCGTAGAATTCTCACAAACCTGTTCTAAGTCGGGAAGCGTGCATCCAGCGGTGGGGGTTTTCCACCTACTTGAGACAAAGGGAAGCGGGTCATTTAAGTCTTCTGATTACTGTTTCCGGAGTGTGACGCCAACAGTACCGAAGTTGTAGCTTCTTCCCGTCCGTTCCGTTTCTTCCTTCACAAGCTCCCACGCCTTCCGGAGAGCTTGAATGTAAGTTGGTCCGGAAACAGTCCAGCGTCCCTTCTGCACGGTGTCGTCGTACTGTACGTCAACAGCGTAAGTGTCTTCTGTCATTTCAGTAGACCTCTGCTAGATTCACGAATTCTGTCTTCTCCCATGTTTGTTCGTCCGATACTGCAAGGAAGTATCCGCACGGGTATCCGAATTCGCCCATCGCTTCCGCGTACTCCGAAGGCGGCGCTATCGTTCCACCCATGAAGACACGTCGTCCGTTGTAGTGTTCGTTCTTCAACTGGTGGTTGTGGCCGTAGAAGCCAAGGTCGAACTGGTGTTCGTCCTTCCAGCTACCCCATAGGCTCTGCTGTGAGCTTGTTCCGATGTGACCCCGAGTGTTCTGTCCGTGGCGTAGGTGTCCGCGCCACTCTCCATCACGAAGATAGAAGTTCGTGTAGTACTCATGTTCATCCATGATAAACGTAATGTTATCGTACTGGTTCTTATTCCGGAATGCACTCTTCCGGATGTTGTGGTCCAGTAACGCACAGAGGAAGTCGTCGGCGTTCGCGTCTCCGGAACTACCATCCACTCGGAATTCTCCGTGGTTTCCATTCTGACAGACCACTTGAACAGTCGGGAAGCGTTCCGAGAGTCGCGCTACCACCTGCTCGAAAACGGAGATAGCACGAATCAACTGGTCCTTGATAGTCTCGTCAACGTCCCAAGACTGCCCATCGTAGATAGCCTCGTTCGTGACTATATCCCCACCGAGAAGCAGGTGAACGGTGTCGATAGTGTATCCAGCGGCTTCCAACTCGTCCGCCCACTGGATGAACTTTTGGAGAAGGTAGAAGATTCGGTTTTCCGCAATCTCCGAACTGAAGATTTCTTCCACCTGTTCCTCACCGTCCGGTTGTCGGGTAACGCTAACATGCTTGTCTCCGAAGTGACTGTCCGTAACGTGAAACACTAAGTCCAACCCGCCAGACGTTGCTTGAAGGCCGCCGTCCGCAACTGGTTGAGGGTAATTGTTTCGCTTCTCCTTCCAGTCTTCGATTTCGGCGAAGAATTCGTTCGCTCTTTTCGTAATCGTTTGTTTTGCGACGTTATTGCTACGAGCTCCCTGCTTCGTTGCATTAACGGGTCCGTCTTGTTCCGTGGGACTGATTATCGTGTACTGTTCGTGGGTTCCGTAGGTCTTACCAATCTGGAATTCGGTGTCTTCCAGATTGTTCACCATGCCGCTAATGTGGTCGTACACCGCGCTCTTAGAAATACTAAGCTTGTTCTGTATTTCTTCCGCGCTATGGTCTTGTTCGGCGAGCAATTCGTAGACTTGTCGCTGTCGGTCGGTCAAATCCTCGAAAGACATAATGTGTCGGTTAGTGTTTCGCTATCTCCTGTAAGTCCGGACTGTCCCGGAACGTCTTACAAGAGTCTTTCAGGCAGAACTGTTCTGCCGTCTCCAGTATCTTGGAGCAGTTGAACTGCTGGTAGTCCCGCGAGAGGACTTCCTTAATTCGTTTATGTGTCGTTTCGTAGTCATAATCCGGACTGGAAGCAAAGAATTCATGCATGACCACCGGGTGAGTACCTACCGAGGCCATAGCGAGAATCGCTTGCATTTCCATGTTGTGAGACGCAACACCCTCCGAAAACATCTGGTCGTTCTCCCGGAACCGCCAGATACAGGGTTTCCGTCGCAACAACATCTTCAAATCTTCCAGTTCAATATCCCGATTTGCCTGCTTCCGGTACTCCTTGTACTTTTGCTCGTCCTTAACGGACACAGTTCCAGTACTCGTATGAGTATCAACGGAAGCATTCCGGATATTGTTACGGATGATTTTCGCGCTACGTTCCTGTTCCGTCCGTTTCGCACCTTCCGGAACACGACGAGGATTCCGCGTCATTTTGACGTAATGTTCTACGCCAATCTGCTTCATTTCCTCGTTCGTAACCGGAATACAGTACCGTTCTTCTTGGAAGGCTTTCGTTGCTTTTTCGTGTATGGTGTTTGGCAACCTTGTCAATCGTGCTAAGTCCCATCCGGAACTTACGTCGATGAATTCTTCAAGGTCGTCGTATCCAGACACTTCAATAAGTCTCTCTACTACTATATCCGTGAACGATTCCATTCCGTTCCGGAATTGCGCTGGACTTCCAGCACTGAATGAAATCGCTGGAAAGTCTAAGTAGAGGTGTGCGCCCTTGAAACCGGAGAGAGACCAACGGAAGTAGTCGTCCTTCCCGGCTTCTTCAAGGGCTTCAGCGACCGCGTTAAGCCTATCCAAGAGCTTCTTCATGTGGAGAGCATACTTGTGTCGCTGTATCTCTCCGTCTGACGTGAACTTCGTTTTATCCACGTCGAAATCTATCATGAGTGTGTCTATCAGGGGTATGTTTTGTCCATCATTTGTGGGGTGTCCCCACGGGAAGCTGTAAACGGACACGTACCCCGGATAGTCCTTTTCGTATTTCTTGATGTTATGGACTAGTTCCTCTCGCCCTTGGGAAGTGAATTGACAGAATTCGCCACCCGCTTCTCCGACTGTACGGCGAGGGAAGTTCGGCGTCCATACTTTTGCTGTTTCGTGTAATAGTTCTTGATGTTTCATTCATTCAGCGTCGTCCCTCCTTACTAACACTGTGGTAAGGTTTAAGTGTTACGGTCAACTTCTTTTTTTGAGTAAACCCTTTTTATATCCTCGGAACAATTCACCAACCGTAAATGTTCCATCTAAGAACTTTTCTTTATTTGTTACTCGGAATTTGTTTGTATCACCAAGTCGTTCCAATCCGTTCTTTTCAAGAAACGGCTCTGAAAGTTGATGATTAAGACACCGAGAACAAATTTTCACAGTAAGACCATCTGGAATCGGTTGTTCCCTGAATGGACTACATGAAGTAATACATTGACCACAATCCGGAAACCAAGACAATACTGCGTGATTGAAGTGTCCGTAGTGGTAAACTGTTCCACCGCTTGACTTAATAAGTGCTTTAGTACTAACCATTTTTAATTTCTTTTACAGTCGGGAAGCCGCCGCTCGGAGTCGCTGAATCAGTCCCGTTGGCGGAACCGAACATTCAGCGAACTTTCCAGTAGCGTCCTTCCGAGTCTCGAACCTGTCACCACACTCGGAACACCGAAATTTGTGAATTGCAGTCTCTTTAGTGTGGTTTGTGTGTTGTTGAACGTTGTACTTTTGCTGTAGTCGGTGTCCGTTCACGTAACGGTCGAACTTCCACTTGTATCCTACGTGCATGGTTTACAGTGTAGCCTGTCCAGCCTGTCCAGACATGGACTTCTTCGGTTCCGATTCCGATTCCTGCTCGTCGTCGGCTTCCCGACTGTCTCCGGATTCGTCGTCAGACCCACCATAAAGCGGGTCGTCCATACTTTCGATTTCTTCCACTGAATCTTCAGCGGCCTCGTTCAGTTCATTATCTTCCAAGATGTTCACTTCCTCGCCCGTAATAGGATGTTCCACCTCCAAGGCGTCACCTTCACAGAACTTCTTGATGTACTTTTCAGCCCGCTCTTCCGACATGGTTTCGCGGGCAATCATCTTCGTATCTTCTACAACTTGCTCCCAGTCCAGAATTTCGTTGCCTTCCAACGCTATTTCTTGACCGAGCATGGAGCAAGCGTAACTTACTCGTCCAGCGCCCTCGTTGAACTTCCGGACGTAGTGCTTATTGAACATAGCGTCCAGACTGTTCCGAACTTGGTCCTCGTTCGGGTTCAGTCCTTCCGCCTGAAGGATAGTCACCATGTCCAACACGTCGTACTCCGTGTTCGGGTTATTCCGCATTTCCTTCAACATCACCTTGTCAATCGCCTTCAGATTGAGAGCGGACATGACAAGGTTCTCACCGAAAATTTTCATTCCGTGGAAAGCGTCAGCCGGAGCGACGTACAACTCTGCCTGTCCGGAATCACTGATTGCTCCCGGAAGCTTCATTCGACGGTCGTGGTAGAACAGCGTGATTCCCTCAAGCATATCCATCAGCTTGAGGTTGTCGAAGCGTCCCTCCACGAACTTCGCCGGAATCGGCTCCTGCATGACCACTGCTTCCGATACCGGGTCTACGACTTTACCGTCGCCGTCTTCTCCGAATTTCTTTATCGGAATGTTATTATTGTGGTCCCGAATCTCTCCAAGACGCTCGTCGTCAATCCGAGGTTCGTACCGTCCGGATTTGATAGCGGCTTGTCGTCGCTGAATCTTCCGAGTTAGTTCTTCCGAAGCGTCCGTGTCCAGCACGATAACGCGCTTCCGGATTTCCTCGAAGTCGTTCCGGAGGTCGATTTTGTCGTTGTCGCTTGCGATTGTGAAGAAGCTGGAACGGGGCGCTTCCAAGACCATGTTCTCGATTTGGCCTTGAGTTCCGTCCGCGTCGGAAAGAGTCACGTCCACTTTTTCGTGGGTCGCGGCCTTCCCTTCACCGAACTGTTTCGCAATCGCTTCAACTACTTCGTCAATCGACACGAAGTCCATGAACCGCTGAATCGGGAACCGGTTAATCGTGGGAGATTTGTAGAAGGGAACTTTCGCCGACATTTCACTCGGCCAATGATACCACTGTGTTCCCTTCTGTAATTCCATCTCCCAATCAATTTCTTCACTGGTGTCCGGAATCGGATGCCACAACCATTCAGTCGCGTCCAGTATCTCGTCCTTCCCACCACGAGACGGTCCGTTGAGAATCACGTCTTCGCCGCAAATGGAACACGTATGGCAGGTCAGGATGTTCTCCTTCTCGCCTACGATTCCACGGTCTCGGGTCGCTTCCGCAAGTTCTGACAGCGTTACGGGGTTGTCGTCAATTGCGCTCATGTATGGTTTCTTCTAGCCGCTTTTTTGCTATCAATACTCTGACAAGAATCACCTTGACTGGAACCGTTACCAGTCGGGAAGCCTCCTCGACCAGTCAGTACCACTCCTCGGCTTCACTTTTGGAAGTGAACATGTGGATTCCCGATTTACAGTTGGAATAGGTCGAGGTGTCCAGACTCTCTTCTGGTTCCACGAACGTACCGACACGGTACTTGAAGTCACCATCCCGTTTTGCACTATCACGGAAATCGGGACTTCCCATGTCGGTTTCGGGAACGTGAAAGTCTTTCACGAACGCCTTACTACATCGCTTCTTGTGTTTTGAAGTGAAGGTCGCATATTGCGGATGAACGACCGTTTCACCTGCCGGAATCACAAGCTCCACGATTGCATTCAGTGTTGCCTTCCACGCAACCTTGGGTTCATCCAGCGTTTCCACAACTTCCTCCTTGTCTTCCAGTTTCTCCGTCACGTCTCCGTACACTTCCTCTGCGAAAAACTCCACGGTTTCAACGAGAGCGTCACGGTCTTCACGAAGCTTCTTCTCGTGTTTTTCAGCCGTCCTTCGTCGGTTCTTTTCTTTCGCCTTCCGAGTCTGGAGACGATTCCGCTCGTTCTCCAGTACTTCGATTTCGGCTTCCAGTTCTTCGATTTCGTTGTTCTTCGATTCGACAGTAGACTTTTTGGCAAGACCAAACATTGTTCTATTTTGGGTTCCGCAATTAATTAGCGAACTATACAAGTCGGGAAGCTACTCGCCGCGACCGTCTTCCATCTTCCGGGCCGCCTCTCGGCGAGTAATCCGGTCTTCGACGCGCTTCTGGACTTTCTTCTGTAGCTCTTTTTGTGCTTCATCCGGGTCGTCGTCTTCGTCCAGAAGCGCCTCACTGGACATTCCGATTTCGTAGTTCTCGTAGTTTCCGGTGTTTACTTTTCGACTATAGCTGGCCGTGATTTTCGTTTCTTCCATTGTTGTAAAAGTTGGTCCGAAATTTCATGGGCTATTTCATACACCTACCCCGGACAGGGTTTAGTTAATTAGCGGTTCTACTGGACGACTGTGGCGACCACTTCGTCCTTCCCACCGGCTTCCTCGACCTGTTCCTCCGACACGTCGCCGTCTTCCATCATCTCCGTCAGAAGCTCCGACACCGCCCCCTCGTTCGTGATAGACAGCTCACCGCAGGTGTCGTAGAAGGACTGAACGTCGTCCGGAGTACCGTTCGACTCGTCTTCTTCCTCGTCGTCGGCGTCGTCTTCCGGACTGTCTTCGTCATCTTCCTCCGGAACCTCGTTTGAGACGAAAATCGGGTGGTTGGTCTTCGCGTCCAGAACGAACGGATGATGGAACGTCCGACCCGTCTCGTCGGACTCCTTCGTAGTCATGGCGATAATCACTTCCCGACCCACAAGGTCTTCTCGAAGGGCCGCGTCCCCGTCCAACCATGCGTCCTGACTGTCTTCGTCCAGCACCACATCAGCCCCTTGAGCGCACAGAATCTTGCTCAGGGTCTTGCTCTTGCTCTTCGGTCCGTTATCCGTGCTACCCGCGAACATGACCATGCTGTCCGCAAGCGGAATCTCGTCTTCCGGAACGTTCGGGTTCCCGACACCGTTCGGGTCTTCCTCCAGTCGCGCCGCTTCCACGTCGTAGTAGTAGCTACTTCCGACGTAGTTCCGTTGGACGATTCCGGGAACGTCGTCCGGAGTCGTATCTTCCGACAGGACCGGAATCGAGGACTCGGCGTCCCACGACAGGACCTTGATAGCGCCCATGTCAGGTTCCCCGGTCTGTTCAGGGTCGCCGTCTTCGTCCTTCAGACTGTGGCCCGCGATACCGTCCACTAGAGTCACGTCCTTGATGTTGATACCGAGCGACTGTCCGTAGGGACTCTCCGAGTTGAAAACGCCGTCGAGGGTTCCACGGACCTTTGCGGGCGGTTCCATCTTGAGGTTCACGTCGTCGTCGTAGTCTCCGCTTCCGTTGCCGTCTCCGTCGAAGTCGTATTTGTCAGACATTGTTAGTAGTCTACCGCAACCGATTGTTTTCCACTCAATTCGTCTCTCTTAGGGGGAACGATTCCTACCTTATAAACTTTACTAAGTCACCTCGATACGGAGACCGGGATTTGAACCCGAATCTTCCCTCTGGTGAAGAGAGACGCATTATGCCGAACAATGCTACCTCCGTTGATTTTCTAACGCGCCCATTTCCGGACTATTCAGTCCGTTACAGCGCGGGAGTACAGGCTGGCCTAACCTGATAGCTCCGGAGCGCCGTCCCAAGGACTCGAACCTCGAACAGTCTGCTCAACAGGCAGATACCCGTACCAGACGGGTCCGGACGGCTCTTGTCTTCCTCCCTTCTCACAGAGAGGGTAGTAGAATATAAAAGTTTCGATGTGTCCGGAGCAGTAGTGCTTGTCCAGACACGCCCACGCCCCCGCGTGTCCCTGAAGTCCCCTACAATTTGTTGTCCGGCACGGCCCAAGGCCGGAGTCCCCGGCGGGTTGTGACACCCATACAAACCGGGGGAACCACTCGTGGTCAATTTTCATACCGGTTGATACCGGCTTCTCATTACGGTCGTAAACGGCGTTTCATTCGTTAGCACCTCCATCTATCACCCGTTTTTCACGGGCGTCTCAATACATATTTAACAAATATTTTGTCCGGAACCGGAAAGAGGCGACTTCTCTACGGACGCTTGTTAGCAGAACAGTCTCATTAGTGTTCTTATTAGTCCGAATCGCAGTTACAGTTCCGGTAAGGGACCCGGTAGGTGTCGAAACCTACAACTACTCTCCATTCCGGAAAGCACTCTACCATTGAGCTACAGGTCCAAAGTGAGAAAATATGATAGAAGATACTCTACGGGGTGACTAGACCCATGCTTGTGGATTGTCGCCTCCTTGTCTTTATGACAAGGTGTTGACGACCTCTACCGGAACAAGCGGTCCGGCTCATGGGTCTGGAAGAATTTGAATCCCCGAGAACAGCCGTTTGGAGCGGCGTTCTGTTCCTGACTTTCAGACCCGGAACAGATATTTATATACCACCTCCTATGTGGGTGGTCCCGGATAGCCAGTCCGGATTCGGTGGCTAACCGTGGAAGTTGTATCTCTCTGGAATTCTGAAGGTTCCACCTTACAGTCTTCCTCAAGTACCGGATTCCAAGCCGGTAAGCGTTCGCCCGGACTCGAACCGGGATTTCCGACTTACAAAGACGGTGTGTTGCCAATTAGCCACTACGAACGCACTACGGGTACGACAGGATTCAAACCTGCAATCCCTCACGGGAACTTGTTTTCAAGACAAGCGCAATCGTTCATTTCTGCCACGTACCCATACGGACGGGACCGGATTTGAACCGGCAATCCTCGTTCAAAATAAGGAACTGGATTAGCAATCCAGCGCAATTGTCCATTTCTGCCACCCGTCCAAGTCTAAGAACGACCGGGTAGGGTCGTTCCCCCTAAGAGTAAGAGAGAAGGTCTGTTTCCTTCTCCCTCCTTACCAACACGTCCTATCTACTTAAGTCTTACGTGTAGAGAGTGGTTTCGTTAAGGTCCCAACTCCGTTTCGCTTCATCTACCGGCACGACTTTCTGTGGGTCGTCGTACTCGATAGGGTGTCCGTTATTGAATTGGGCGATTCCGAATTCGTACACGTTCTCGCGGTCTTTCTCCACGATGATGATTGTTTCAACCTTACCTTGGTCCAGTAGGCGTTCCTGCTTCGAGAGCTTCTTCAGAATGGATTCGGAGACGGCGTATCCTTGAAGTTTCTCGAAGAAGTGTTTGTCGTCGTCGCCGTGGTCTTCCCGATTTCTACGGGATACATAGCACAGTCCTCGTTCTTCGGACCGTGCGAGGTATCCTACTGGTCCGCGACGGAAATGGTTGATGTTACCTTTTTTATGCAACTCGGGTGGGCCGATTTCCTCGAAATCGTAAAGGGACATTTTTAATGGGCTAAACCCAATTAATCGTCTTCTTGAAGACTTGTTTCTACGTTCATTTCTTGAACTTCTTCTTTTTCCAAGTATCTGCTTAAGTCATTCTGCAATTTCTCGCCGAGAAATTCAACTACTTCATCCTTGGAATCAAGTTCTTGTGACTCTTTGATTTCTTCGATTTCTTCATCAGTAATCGGCGATTCAAGAACGAAATCTATCTCTGCAATTGCTTTATTCATTGTTTTTCTTCTGGATTCCGGTCTACTTCTTGTCGGTCTTCCGTCACGAGAATCGTCCAGTTCCGGTTGAACATCTCGGTCTCGTAGGCGTCCAACTTCAGAAGGTCAGTTCCTTCCAGTTCGTCGTTAACGTACTTCTCTACGTAGTGACGCCATGATTCTTCCAGTTCTTCGTCGCTGTACTTGTTAGCGTTCTGTGCGTCGGTTCGACAATCCGGTTCCGATTGGTTTTCTTCGTCTGTCATGAGGCCGTGTTACTCCTTTATGCTTCTCGCAGAATCCTCTACCGTTCGGTACAGGCTTTCTATTACATCCGGGTGTTCTGCACATAGTTAGAACAGGGGTGGGGACAGTGTGTGACAGGTCTGTCCCCGAATGCCACCTTCCAGAATCGAACTGGAAACCACCGGAGAAAAGCCGGTGGTGCACCATGCGACGGTTGACGACAACCCAAGATTTCACCAATGTTCTGTCAAGCTCATTGGCTAGGAGAGAAAGTTCCCTACGCCTTCTCCCTCCTTACCAACAGTCTCCCTTGTATTAAGTCTTTCGACTGTAGGACGTGTAACCGGACCGGAACGGTCGCCAAGCTTAAGTGTAAGTACATTGTTGGTAAGACTCGCAATGACGGAACAAGGAAACAGTACGACTCAACGGCTCTGTCCGTTCTGTGAACATCCGTTCGACAGTCAAGGTTTGTACATGCACGTCCGCAACACGGGCGGACCGAAGCATGGAGAACGGGGCTCTGTCCCGGACGGTTTTGACCCTCGGGAAGCACCTATCTTCGACCCGGAGGGCGATAACGAAATCGTGGAAACTGACCTTTCCAATGATTCGGACGAGAAGAGTCATAAACAAGGTCAGAAGAAGCTGTACAGGTGTCTGTACTGTGGCGACGACCAGAAGGGGAAGTCCGCTTTATCCATCCATCTCACGAAGTCCAGCGGCGACGAAATGCACCCGGAGGACGCTTCCACTTCGGACGAGATGTATTTCACGGTTCCGGCGGACGAAAACTGGAACCCTATCATGGAGGAGGATACGGTTGACGAGATTGAGCGGCGCGAGCTTCGTGACCGGAAGATTTCGGAGAACCTTCCGGGAGCGGAAGGATTCGCTGATGTTGAATCGAGCTACGAGAACGATTCGGAGGATGAAATCATGAAATCTCATAACATGTGTTCGCTTACGAGTGCCGAAGTTGAACAGCGCCGCCAAGAAATCGTCATTCCGAAGGATGTGAACAAGACCGAGCAGGTCGCGGCGATTCTGACGCAGGAGGAACGGTTCTACGACCGCCCGGAAATAGTCACGGATATGATTGACGGAAGTCGGACGACGTTCTACGAGGGTCGAAAGCTGTTCGACGCCTCCGGAGGAATCGACGTTAACAGTCGGGAAGCCGACGCCGCCGAGTCCGAACCTATTGAACCCGACGAGGAATCCGAGAGCGGCACGACAGTCGAAGTGAACGGAGAGAAGTTCGTTCCGTTCGAGGCACTTCAGGAAATCGCTGACGCCACCAGTGAGGCCGCTGAAGAAATCATCAGTCGCTATCAGTAGTCTCACTTTTCTCGTTAACTGGTTCTACGGGTGTACTTCCGGGTCTACACTCGGGACACAATGGACCACCGAACATTCCATTGCTTGCTTCCCGTCTCGGACCCTGCCAGTCACATCTGTCACTCGTACATCTAAGTATTCTATCGTCTTCGTAATCTGGCATCATAGGTCCCATTCCTCCCGGAAGTACTCTTGGTCGTACTTACTCCGCGTCGTTCTTGGGTTTAGTTCTCGAAGGTCTTCCAGCATTCCAACTACCTCGATGAATTCTTCTTTCGTTCCAGTATGCTTCCCTTCCTGTAACGCCGGAACCAGTTCCCCCACTATCAATTCCGCTTCCTCATAACGGTCCAGTACGTAGGGACCAACGAGGTTTAGGAATCTGAGGACGCCACGCGGCTTCCCGATTGTGAGAGTGTACCGTCCGTCGTTCTCCCGGACCGAACAAAACACTCCATTCTTCGCACAGAAATCGTCTATCTGCTGTATCGCAATCGGACTCTTACGGCTGAAAGCAACCTCAAGCTCTATCGTATAGCCGAGATTGTAGTCCGAAGCCTTCTGGACCTTAGCACCAAGCGTGCCGCTTGTGTCAAGGATTCCAGCGATATAAGCCTTCGTAAGTTCATTTCGCATACTATCCATCGCCGGATTTGACTCATCCATGCTCATTGTATCACCTTGTAACAGTCACCACCTCTTAAGTCTTACGGTGAACCTTGTCCGGACAACCGTACAAGGAACCGCAACACTTAATAGGATAGACCGTCTTGGTAAGGAGGGAAGAAGGAGCCTTCTCACAATCCTTACCACAGTACCCTAAACAGTACCAACCGAAACAATACAGCAAACAAGGAAGGTGGGGACACTTCCAGACTTTTACTGTACTTATTCAATAGGTACTGTTTAGGTTTGTACTGTTAAGGTACTGCTGTGCTGTATGCTTTGTGAGACTGTTACCACATTCCTCTAAAAATAATTATGGACTGCAATAGTACCGTCCAAGAGATAACCATGAACTACGATGAAAATGAAGGTAGAGAGCCTCTGACAACACCTGACACGGAGAATAGTACGAAATTTAATGCGAACGAAGCTGACGACCCCGAAAAATTCGACAAGCTTTCCGGAATAAATACCGGAGTGGTTGACAGTTTCGGAAACGCCGACAACAGTGCTGTTTCCAGACAAGACCGAGCTTCCGCATTCGACATAATTTCCGATAAAGCAAACCTTCCGGAATTCCTTCGGCGGGAAGGACGTAACCTAATCATGGATGAAGTGGACACGAAGAAACTTTCTCGTCCCGGAACATCCGTCCACATCATCGCATTCTGTCTCGCCGTCTGCCTCGTCAACGAACGATGTGACCGACGCAACTATCACCCTCAAGGCAAGGACAACGACGTGTATCTTGCTGAAACACGGAAGGAATTCGGTTTCGACACTAAACTAATTCATAGTTACCTTCAGAAGCTTCGTAACGAGGTGAAGGAACTATGACGAATCTTCCGCCTATTGTGGTTGATACCCGAGAGCAGAAGCCGTACAAGTTCTACAGTCAAGACGTAATCCGCCGGAAGTTGGATACCGGAGACTACTCTGTTGACGGGTACGAAAACATTATTGCAGTGGAAAGAAAAAGTCTAAGTGACTATCTTCAATCAATTACTCACGAACGACGCCGATTCGAGCGGGAAGTGGAACGAGGAAGCAACATGGAACGGTTCGAGGTTATCATCGAAGCCTCCGAACAGGAAGTCCGGGACGGCGACTACTATCCTGACGTTCCACCTTTATCAGCAATTAATACCGCAAAAGCGTGGAGTCGGAACGACCGTTACGGTGTTCCATTCCGGTGGGCTGGTGGAAGGCGGGAAGCGAAAGCGTCCACCATCGACAAGCTCACCGACTGGTACGAAGAACTACGGTAGCGATAGCTTTTCTTCAGTTACGACGGAATACAAGTCTTGCCTGTACTCCAACGGCTCATCCTCGTACAGCATGTCTATCGCTTCTCGTATGGCGGCTTCCAGACTGTCTCCGTTCTTCTTGAACAGGTCTTTCGCCGCTTGCGTCACCAATTCCACCGCGAGACTGAATTCAGTCATTGTCTATGATTCTCGGCGCAACTACTATGAACGTTTCGTTTTGAACGTCCGGAATCTTCACCGGATAATCACTATACATGCTCGCCGTTTCCACCCGATGAACACCTTGATATGGAAGATTTCCACCATACAGCTTATTGATGTTCTTCAGGATTGGCATGGACACGTATTCCACTCGATTGGAATCATTCGAGTAGAACGTTGCCACTTCTTCAGCATGTAAGTCTGAATCATTAGCAGTAGTTTCTATCTTTTCCAGATTCGGACATCCATCCGATTCCGAAATTCTTTCTTCGTTAAACACGAAGGCCGTAGTGTAGGAACGAGTAATTATATGACCATCAGAAACGTCAATATATTTAGCCCGGTAGTCAGTATTGCTTCTGGAGCTATCGTGACCAGAAGTAAGAGACCTACTACTAACTCCGAAAATCCGGACGAACAACATCGCCTTCACGAATTCAGTTGATTTTCCACCGTAGTCAAGAATGTCTTCGTTTGTGACGATTCCATGACGGGCCTTATTCATGATTTCCGTGTGAAGTTTATCTTTATCCCGGATTAGCTCCATGATTGTCGTATTGAACTGCTTCTCACCCTTCAAGTAGCTAACGTACAGTTCTTTCGGAGTGGTGAATCCGAACAGTTCGTTGATTTCAGTCGCCGTTTTCGAGCCGACTCCACTAACATCCGTGAGAATTCCACTACCTTTCATGTTTTAAATACCTCGTTCCGCGTCTTCATTCATTGCCTGTTCCAGACGCCGCTCTTCCATCTTCATCTCCTGATGTGACGCTTCCACTGCTTCCTCATAGTCTCTCCTATTCATTCCACTGTTCGGACACGGTTCCTCCACTATCTCTCCGTCCACTTCAACTTCTATCGTTTCGTGTCCGCCGTCAGCGTACACTCCACCACACTCATCGCATTCTTTCGGAGGTTCTTCATTCCACGGTGCGTCTTTCGTTCCGGCAGAAACGCCGGGAGGATAATTACTCATTTTGTTAGTATTGCAGAGCTAACCCATGCGGCCATCAAAACATTCAACAACCATAATAGCTTGGTTGCGAGCGGTACTACTTTTTCCGGGTCAGGTCCGGAGGGAGCTACACGACACAAATCTTCAACGACCAACTCTATCAGCTTCCGAAGAAGTTCTTTCTTGGAAGACATTTATTCGACTTGTTCCGGAACTTCGATATTTCCTTCATCTACCTCTCGCTGTATCCGCTCTTGAAGACAACGGTGTCGAAGTTCTGAAATAGTGCCTCGCATGGCTTCGCATTCCACTTCGATTTTGGAATCATCTGTGTCTTCCTGTACTTCCTCGATTAGTTCTGCCGCGAACTGTAGTTTGCGTGTATTTTTCATACTTGTCACACTCCTTCCGCCAACTTCCCCAAGTTGAACACCGATAGCTCGCCCGGTGTCAGGACGACCGCCCCGTTTCGCCGCTTGTTCTCCTTAGCGACGAGACGGTTTGACGGAAAAATTATTAAAACTTCTATTCTCTTAGTTTGTTCTAGAAATCTTGTTTCATGATGTGTTTTCCTTTATATATTTATTCCACTGTTCTTCTGTCACGTACTCCGTGATTGGACCGGAATATTCTTGTGGATTGTTCATGGCGAATGTTCCTCTTTCACGTAGCCACAGACGGCGCACTCAACGCTCCCGTAGCGCGTTCCATCTGGTAGGCTTGCCTCGGACACCTTTTCAGCCTCGAAGCCGCACACGACGCATTCCACGCCCTCTCGAAGCGACGAAGTACTCTTAGTGTTCCGTAGGTGGAACTGAAGCCGACCTTCGTACTCGTCCCACGGAACCAGACAGTTTTCGTTTATGGTTCGCGGACACTCCACGTCCGACCGGACGGCGACTTCCAGATTGTATGAGGGTCGAATTGTCACGTAGGGAGAAATAGTTTCGTGACCCATTAACTCGTCGTCTTCATCGAACAGATTCAACATGTCTTCCTCTTCATGAAGCTCCCTGTAACGGTCCTCGTGCTTGATTCTACTAACATCATTTTCTCTCCAAGTAATTCCAGTTACTCGGAGCGGAATGCCACCATACTCGGCGTTCGCAAACCAGTGGCCGTTCGAGTTGTAATCAACCGTCACCAAATCACCTTTCTTGAACTTCGCCGTCCTTTCTACGTGTTCAGTAATCTGTTCTTTCTTTTCGTCCGTCATATTGTGCAGGTTCATAGTTTATCTACCAGTTTCACTCGGTCTTCGTACACTTTCCTCACGTCGGGCTTGTTCTTCACTTGCTCTACCGCTTCCTGTCTCGTAACAACATCCATGTAGAATGTGTCTGTCACGAGCTTACTGTTCCACTTTCCCATTCCTAGACTTCCAGTTTTTCGTTCCACTTTCGCCGGAACGTACCATACTTTTTTATCGGGCATTATGAACACATCTTGCACTTGATTGGTTCGTCTTCGTCTAACGTATCCAATGCGGTCTGACTGACGAATCCTTCGTTATTACAATCATCGCAGACGACGAAAACGAATTCTGGCGACACTATTCTTTCTCCGAACATGCTTGTTGTCAGTACTTGCTTCCTATCCTTGAACTTGAATCTCATTCTTCCACTTCCTCTGCTTCCACTAATGCTTCCTCGGCAGTTAACTCTGCCTGTTCTAAATGGTTGAGAATCCGCCGCAGTAGGTCGCCGTCCATTACTACTTTCTCCGAACTTACTATCTCGTCCGCTTGAATGGAATGGAAAGAAAACTGTTGGAAACCTTTAACTTTCACGATTTCCACTTCCACTTCTTCTGGAAGTTTGTCCTTCCGGACTTGTTCCAGCATGTTCTGTAGGGCGTCCATGCTGTTCGACGCTTTACCCCAATGGTTACTCCACATCACAATCGCTTCAAGGTCTTTGGTTTCAGTCATGATGAATGTTCATCTCGTTTTGCGTTCCACAGTCGATACATTCCACAACCAAAACCTCAACTTCTTGGTCGCGGTGTCCTTTCACAAACTGGAAGTCGTCGCACTCACAGTCTTCCGCCTGACATTTTATTAGTACGTTTGTCATACTTGGGTTGTTGTCGCTGTTTCGGACTTTTCATAAAATATTTCAAACTATGTCCGGACTATATCAGCAATAGAAATATTACTAAGAATAGTAATGTGAGAATTATCGAGTAGACTATCGACCAAGCAAACGGAGCCAGTATCCTTTCATGTCTTCTCTGTTCTTCTTTCGTAATCATTCTTCGTACTCCGTAGGTGGCGGACACCCATATTTATTTTCCTCCATGAAGCTTTTTGCCGCTTTCACTGCTTTTACCTTCCCGGTCATTCCTCCACCATTATTTCCGGAAATGGTATGGGAGTCCGGTCCGTAACAGCTTGTAAAGAGAGCGGTCCAGTGTCCTCTCTTTTTTACTACAACAACCCGGTACGGACTGTTCTTGTACGACCACTTCTTGAAGTCGGGAAGGCCCGTCAACTTCCTCCAACCGCCTATTCCACTTTCATCCTTAGTTGACGCGCTCATCTAACTCTTTTTTCTTCCGCGTATTCCTTGAACAGTTCTCGGACTCGCTCCGTTTCGTCTTCGTGAACCCACAAGTCTCCGTATCGGTTGAAGATTGCGGGAGTGTCGCCGAGGTGGATTTCACCCCGGAGAACATCCTTCTTGAACTGGCTCTTGGAATCCATCATTAATACTGGAATGCCGCGGAGTGCCGAGGCGAGCTTCCCGCTTTCATGGAAGTATTCTTCCTCGGTCTCCGGATTCCAGTATCGGTGGTCTTCAACTTTCATTTCGTCCTTCCTACCTGTCACGTACCGCTCCATTGCTGTTTCCAGTGGTGTTTCCGTGTAGTCCGTGTATTCCCGGATGTGGGAAGGAACGAACTGTCCGCGACTGTGAACGATTCCTGTAACCTCTCCGGTCGGAAGCCAACCGTAGAGGTGGTAGCCGTACTCTTGAATCATCAAGTACTTTTGGTCTTCAACGTACATTATTTGTTTTTCTAGATTTCATTGATTACTTACTACTTTATTATGCCACATTGGGTATAGTACAAAGTATACTAACCCAAGTACAATTGCAGTCACTTCGTTTTCTGCCACTCCTATACTTACTATTAGGACCGACAGAAAAATGTCTGTTATTGTTCTTTTATTCATCTTTGTCTTTCTCTCCGGCGGCGGCAAGGTAGTTCAACATGAACATTATGTTTAACCTCTTGGTTCCTTTACCATTCTCTTTCCGTGCTTTACGTGCCGAGTACAACGCCATTTCAAGGTTTCCTTGTGAATTCATTTTTATTCAGTCTGGAAGTCGCGCATGGCTTGTTCTCGCGGGTCTAAGTCTTCTTCTCCGGTGTACTCAATCGTTTGTTCTTCCTTGTACCCACAGTCTTTACACCGGAGAATGCACACCTTTCCAGCAGGTATGAACTTCCAGTATCGGTGGTTGCATTCCGGACACCTTCCAGCATGTCCGGGGAAGTCTAACTGTTCCAGCACGTCATTCCAACATTCACCGCAAGCGCCGCTCGCCGGAGACCTATTTCCACACACTTCATAACGGTCGCAAGCGTCCTCCGGAACATGTTCGACGTTTTCCAGATTCTTGATTCTTTCCTTCAGTTCGTCGTCAGTTAGTTCTTTCACGTCTTCCTCCTTTTCCGTGTCTTCCTTAGTTGTTTCGGTCTGTTCCTCTGCCGGGTCGTAGAATCCGTTATCAAAGCTCATTATTTTTCCTCCAATTTCTTTTGTCGTGCTTCTTTTCTGGCGTTGAATGCTTTTTCTCGGTCTTCAGAGTAGTGTTTCCGGTCGTATTTTTGTTCTATCCTTGCCAATTCATCGTAAAACTTCGCCATTCTGATTGTTTCTTTCAATGAATATTTCACTTTTCCATCACCTTATTTCGTGCCATTTTCCGAAGATAAAATGCTTCCGCTCTATCAATGCAATCCATCTTTGTCCGTCCTTCTTTCCGTTCGACGTTAGCCATTTTGTCGTACTTCCGTGCCGTATTTATCAAGATTTGTATTCTAGGACTGTATTTATTCATTCTTTCATCACCACTGCCCGAGCTTTCTTCCGAAGTCTAAACGCTTCCTTTCTATCGTAGGAGTAAAATTCACCTGCTGTAATCTCCCTGTCACGTCTCGCCATTCTGTCATGGTTCTGTGCTACGTTCACTAAGTATTGTACTCTCTTGTTCATTTTCCAAGTTCTCGTATTCGTTCTGCACCGTTAGGCTGAACAAGTCCGTCAGCCCAATTGATTATTTGTGGTCGTGCCTTCACTGTTCGGTCCGCGCTGAAGGCGTTGATGTGCCTGTCTGTCGTGTTTGATGTATCAACAGTCCTCCAACCAGTGTACTTCGTCACCTCGCCGTCACTGGTTCGATGTGCGTAGATACATCTATCATAGCCTATCAGGAGGGTGACTTGCCCGACTGACTTTACCTGCATGGTTTCGGTATGGTTCATCATTCCACTGTCACCCATTTTGAAATGAGCGAACAGTTCCTCGTTCCGAACTGTCATGTGGACTACTTCAACCTAATCCGCCATAAGTTCTTCCCCTATCGTATGTTTATGACCGTAGTCAACCAGAACAAGCTCGTCATCCACGTAGCCGACGTTCCGAGTTGCCCAATCTTCGTATTCCCAACCTAAGTCGGTACATTCGTCTCGGATTTCGTTCATTTCATTTCTCGAAACTCCACTATTATCAGCACGTCGCTGGACTACCCAATCGAAATCTTCTCCGAAGTCGATTACCGGAGCAAGATACTCACCAATTGGTGTATCCTTTAGTCGAACCCATCCTTTCACTTCTTCTTCGTTCGCCCACTGGCTACAGTCAAGGACTCCTACACCTGCTGAAGCATGTTTTTTGATTTCCTTTACTACTAACTCTTCTGGATTATCGAACGGAATCTTCGTGTCTTCCTTCGGGAAGTAAACATTTCGGTAACACCCGTCCGAGATGTATTCCAGACCGTATTCTTTTTCATCTTCATGAGTGAATGACGAATTCATTGAGAAAATGTTATTAAGCATTTTCCATGCTTCAGCATTCACTCGTTCCAGTTCGTCTCTCCAATGTTTTTCTAACTTGTCTTCCGGTCGAACGAACGTCTTCTGTTCGCCGTCCGGTTCCTTCATTTGAACGTCGCTCCAATTCTTTTGTAGGCTGTTCTCCTTCAGAACGTCACGTCGAAAATTCTTAGTCATTATTTTAGGACTCCTTTGTCAATCTCGTTATTGTAGCCGTAATCCAGAAGAACTGGTTCGCCGTCAATGTAGCCACAATTCCTTTGCTTCCAGTCACCGTAGGAGAATCCGAGGTCTCTGCATTCCTCCTTCATTTGAATTACTTTATCCAGCTTTACGTCCATGTGGGTTTCCGCTCGCTTCATTAAGACCCACTTGTAGTCCGTTCCGAAATCGACTACTGGAGCAAGGTATTCTTCCACTTCCGTATCTTTCAGCCGGGAGTAGACTTTCACTTCTTCCTCGTTCGTCCATTCTTCATGGTGAGAGCAGACTTTCAGAACGTAGTCTTCCGGATTCTCCAACGGAATCTTGGAATCTGAATCAAATCCGTAGACAGTCCGGAAGTTGCCCGACCCAATCATCGAAACACCCCACTCCGTCAATACCTTATTTTTAGGCATGGCGGAGAAGTCGTGATGGGAAGTGAGGTGGTCGAGCTTCAAGCGAGCTTCCCGATTAATTCTGTCCAATTGGTTACGATAACGTTGCTCTACAGCTTTCGTTCCACGTTTCGGAAGACGCTCCGTGTCAGAAGGCGTCTTCTTCCGAACATCACTCCACTTCTTACTTTCCGGAAACATGACTTCCGGAACTTCGTCTGCTTCTACATTAATTTGGAAACTTCCAGTGAATTTCCTTTTCATGTTGGTGTGTTTTCTCGGGTTTGATACACTCATTTGTTTGAGTACTTTCTGTTCTACTTTCTTGTCGTCAGCTTTTTTCTCGTTCGATTCAGAACTACCAAAGAGATTTCTTAGGAAATCGGGAATCATGCTTAGAGTTTCCGGAATTTTTTCATGTGCTATTTCATACTCCTATCCGGATTCAGTTATCGCACCGAATGCAACCGTTCTTCATTTTACTGTCTGTACTCTCCAAACCACAATCCTCGCACTTCCAGTACTTGTGGTCTGGAACACCTCTCTTGTCACGTCCGGTATACGGACCGGAAACTTGTGATTCTTGCTTTCCAACAGCCATACTTCTTTATGAGAAGACGGGATACTTAAGCTTTTCGAACTATAGTTTGTCTCCCCATTTCGTCTTACTTCGCTTTGATTCCTTCTCGGCTTCTTTCACTTCCTCTTTCGCCTCGTCGTCCAGTTTGTCTTCCAGATTCATTCTTCCGAGTAGTCGTTTGCGATTGCTCGAAGTTCGTGCGTCTGTTCCTTCATGTCCACCGTGTTCTGAACGAGTTGGAACACGTCTTCGTTCTGTATTTCGTCGGCTTCGGTTTCGGATGGAAGTTGCTTCTCGATTGTTGCGAGAGCATCCATTACCGTACTGAACTGGCTTACAACTTCCTCGAAATTGATGTTACACAGTTCTTTTCGATTCTCCACTTGAGTCAACATCTCCTGCATGTCGCCCTCAAGGTCGTCCATCACATCTCTTTCGAATCCCGTTAAGGCTACGTGACCTTGGAGTTTTCCTAATGCATGAACCGCTGTAGCCATGATTTCTGTCGCTTCATGTAACGCTTCTTCGTCAGTCGTCTTGGGTCCGTCTGAATGTTTCATTGTTAGGTTGAAATTCCACTTCATTTTGTTTCGGACATTTTCATAAAATGTTTCAAACTATGTCCGTTCTTTACAAGTACTTCAATCGAGTTCCACACCACGGACAGACTGATTCAACAGGTGAATCTTCTCTCCGTTTTCTCATTCCCGGTTTCGGAAATCCGCCACCACATTCCGGACAGGTGAACTTACTCATTAATGTATCCTTTCAGCTTTCCGTAGTGATACTCGCAAACGTTCGTTCGTCTTCCATCATCTGTTTCAATCAGGAAGCAGGCACGTCGCGGTATCAGGCACAGTCTACAGTCTCGGTTTAAACTGTCAGCAAGTTTTTCCACTAGTTCCATGATTACCTCATCCGGTTCTCCTTTCTCCACCTCCGTAGTCGCTTCGGAGTAAGCCAACTTCGCGCTTCCTCCAGTGCTTCTTCGTTATCCTTTCGGACAAGTATCGTTCCCCGAGTGGAACGGCTCACGTAGCGGCTCACGACGATACACTGGAAGTCGAACGGCCACTCCTGTTTTCCAGTATTGAATTCGTTATCTCGGGCTTGGTCGTCAATCCACATGTCGAATGCTCGCCGAACGAATGCGGAATCGTAGTCTTGTCGGGTTTTGACTTTCACCCATTCGTCCGGAACACCGTCGCCGCCGATGATTGATTTTACGGCGTCTGGAATGTCTCCGGGAAGCTCTTGTAACATTGTCGCTTCCGGCCAACTGTATCCTGAATCGTAAGCGACCGTTTTTTGATAGTTGAATTCTCCGAAACCGCCGTCGAAGAATGCTCGGAGTCGGTGTGCTTCCCGACCGCTTATGGTTTGTTCGTAACAGTAACCACACATCTTATTGGAATGGTATCCTTTTCCAGTTCCCATTCCGAAATTGTAGGGAGTAGACAACGAATCTCCACAATAATGCAAGTCACTTATCTCACCAGTTGTGGAATCCACAGCACTTTCACCATTCCTTGTTTCAACCTGAAAGTAGTGGTCTCCACAAGCCGGACAGTTGAATTCCGGAGGTTTGTTCGGGTCCAGTCTTTTCCAATCATACCACGACGCCAAGTTCTCCACCGTTTCCTCCGTCGTCGGAAGCCGTTGCGTGATTCCGTGAAGTTCAACAGCCCGACCGAAGTTCCCGTCAGTCTTCTCCAACCACTCGATTAGTGCTTCCTTATCCTCGATTGAGTCCTCGTATTCCCGGTATATTTGTTCCGAGGCTTTGATTCCGAAGCTTTCCATCCAGTCGATTACGTATTCTTTAGTGTATTTAGTCATTCTTATTCGTTGAGAACTTCTTTCAACTTGTCTCGGTACTCGGCGGTTTCGTCTTCCATCGGGTCTTCTGGAACGAATTCCAGTTCGTCCCGAGCGATTCTCTTCCGGAACCAGTCTGGAGCGTCTGACAGGGCTTTCTCGAACGAAGTAGCACGATTCCACCCAACCTTCTTCTGGTTGTTAATGAAGTCAACTACATCTATTTGTGCCGCTTCATGTAGTCCTTCGATTCCGTCTTCGCTGACCATGTTGCTTTTCCCGAACACTACGTCCAGTACTCTCTCGAAACCACCATGATTAAATACACATCTGTACACGTAGTGGTCTTTTTCATCTACCGGATAAGTCCGGAAGCGCCGCTCGTAGTCCTCGTATTCGCTTCTGATTCCAGCTTGACCGTTCTCCTGAAGCCACTTCGCCACGTCGATAAGTTTTTGTGCGTTCATGATTACAGTCGTTCCAGTAGTTCGTCGTTCACGTTCTCGCCCCAATACGCCCGGCATCGAAGGTACGCTCGAAGGTGAGTGTCGCTCTTGTTCCACTCCATCAAGCAGGAAGTACAGACCTTGAACCACTTTCCATATACTTGAATCAGAGTTCCGTTATGTTCGTACATCGAACTTCTGCAACCCTCACACTCCGTCTTGTCGTAGTTCCGACTGATTCGTTCCCGTTGTTGTAGGCTCATTGTATCAGTTTCCGTCCGTTTTCTTCTTCCCATTCCTTTTTCGCTTCCGTGATTCTTCTCCGAACCCTGTCGTCGTAATCTTCCGGACTCTCCCACGGATATGGGAATGTGTCATGCTGTGTTCCGTTTTCTGTTATGTGGTTGAATCCAGATTGTTTATCTCTCCGGTTTGGCTTATTCATTTCAGTTCTCTCCGAAGTTCTCGAAACCAGCTTCGTGACAACATTCCACACAGTCCGTTTCGGGGTCGGGGTCGTCTTCCGGGATTAATGGCTGGCCCGGAAACTTTTCCTCGGATTCCGGAACGTTCACTTTGTCACCACAGAGCGACGTTTCGGAGTTGTTCTCGATTATATGCCAGCCGTCTAACCGCTTCTGCCAGTACATCCCGTCCGTTTCGTCGTCCGTAGGCCGTTTCATTCTGTTTTCCTCGCCGCTTCGTACTGTTGCTTGTAGAAGTCTCCAAGGTGTTTCAGGAGCGTTTCAGTGTCTTCGTCCATAATGGACGTTCTATGTCTTCCGTGACTGTAGCCGTTGACTGTGCCACGGTATAGGTCCACTCCGACCTTGATATTCCTACTGTTATAGAACACTGTTATTTCCTTCACAGTTCCATCAAGAGACACCGTTACCTCTATGTCAGTTACTTGTTCAGAAAGTTCATCTTGGCTTTCCATCTCTTCAATCTCTCTCGCTTCTTTCGCCGTCTTTTCGGCAAGGGTAAGTTCTGTCATTGGTTTCTGTTTGAGTTGTGTTTACTTAACTGTTCCGCTTTCCTCGAACCCTTCCGGCTTGAAGGTGTAAAGTCTTTTCGTCTCGCCGTCACTCGGTCCTTTCGGATAAGCTGTTGTTTTGAACTTGTTTTCCTTATCTTCGTTCATCACCACTGGAAGAATCCACTTGTGTTCTCCCTTATCCGACTCAATCGTAGCAACGAATCGGATAACAACTTCGCCGTCAACTATTCCTTCCAGTTCCGTTTCACCTTCACGGATTAGGTATCGGAAATGCCAGTCCTGCACTCCGTACTTCCGGCGACCGTCGATGTAACCTTTACCATCCTGTCTGACGTATTCCTCCTTCCCGTATCCCTTATCTCTCGCCCGATTGATTGAATGTCCAGTCCAACCGTAGTCTTCCGGATTCCGAGAGAAGTTGTTCTTAATCAGTGCTTTCGCTCTTTCTTTCCTTTTAACGCTCATTGTTGTACTATCCATGAAGGCTACCATTTTCATTATCATCTTTCAAACTATGTAGTCTTCATAAAGAGGGACTTCCCGACTTTTACGGTACTATACCTTTACAGTGTACTGTTTGGTACTGTTAACAGTGTATTGTATGCTGTTCCGGACTACAGTAACCTCCAAGACTTACCTTCTTCACCGCATTCGTCACAATCCGCTCCCACTACTCTCGGTTCGCCGCATTCCGAACAGATTCCTATGTCTTTACTCATTTTGCTTCCTTTGGATTCTTCAGATAGCTCTTAGCTACCCATTTCGTTTCACCTTTCTCTCCGAATTCACAGCTTTCCCGGAGACGTACTTTCGCCGACATGTCTCCAAGTTCCTTTACGGAAACTTGGATTTCTTCGTTTTTAGTTTTGAGGATTCGTCTCATTCTTTTGTCTTAAAATGTGCCAGATTGCACTCATTAACACAGCGAACACCGACATTTCAAATACTATAACAACTTGAGTTATTGTATCCATACCTCCACTAAGTATCCGGGAATCGAACCCGGAACTAACAGCCAGTTACCTTAAGCTTCTTTAAATCTTACTTGATTGTTGCCATCATGTGAATTTCGTTCTTGTAGATTGAATTGATGAACATCTTTTGACTGTTGCCACTTTCTGTTTTGTAGTTGAATTCCAGTTGTTCTTCACCGAATTTTTCACCTTCCATCATTCCCATTCCGGTTTCGCTCCGGTAATTCAAGTTCAAGTGGGTGTCGGTTCGTTCCCACTTCAGACTGTTCAGGAAGTTCAGGAAGTTAAAAGCTTCGTCGTAGGTCAGGAACCACTTCTTGATTTCCCGATGTTCCTTGTGGTCGTAGGATGCCGTAAAGCTCACGTCTTCTAGAATCATTTCGATTACTTCTCCACTTCCAGATTCTCCTGTATGGTAGTAGATTCCAAGCTTCCTGTTCGGGAAATCCGGAATCAGGTGGATTGTTGGGTCGTAGTCGTCGCGCTTCTGGATTGCTTTCAGGAAGTCTTTCAGTTCGTCGTAGCTTTCTTGAACTTTCAGGTTCTTCTTGTCGATTGTCATTTTATTTCGCTCCGTTATTGAATGCTTCGTCCAGACACTTCGGGTTGAAACATCCGTCTTCCGACAGGAAGCTAATACTACACGTCAGTTCTTCCAACGTCGGAATGCCGTCTACTTCTTGCACTACAAACTGTGCGATTCCAGCCTTCCGGTCGGAATCTTGGGAATGAATTCCAACCTCTTGAATTTCTGACGGAACCCGACCGACAGCTTCCAAATGGTTGTCGTCGTACTTCGCTACGAGGTTGTGGTAGTTGTCTGTCGTGACCTTCACTTCCGTTCCGGTAAGTTCGCTTTCTAGAATCATTGTTAGTAGCCCTTCTCAAGCCGTCTCTTTTCGACTTGGCGTCCAAAGTAGTGTTCAATCGTTCGGTCGCTACGGTTCGTTTCGCTACGGGGCAGTGTTCCGTTCATTTTTCTAAGCACTTCTGTCTCCGGATTTCATGGCCTATTTCATGTCCTCCCTCCGGAAAGGTTGAATTTCACGCTACTTCAAAAGTCGGGAAGCGTTCCAGCTTAGAGTCCCTGAAGCATCTCGTCAACCACTTCGTCTTCGTCCACTTCGCTCTCGAATTCCTCTTCCAGTTCCGCTTCGTGGTTCTCCAGAACGTAGTCCAGAACCATTTCCTCGTTGTCTTCCGCGAGCAGTTCCAGAACGCGCTCCGGCTTCTTCTGGATTGCGAGCTTCGTGTACTTGGCGGCCTTCCCGACTTCTTCCGTGTCTTCCGTAGTGTCTTCAGTCATAGTTTCGTCTTCAGCTTCTTCTTGTTCGTCGTCCGATTCCTCTTCCGTCTCCGTTCGAGGGTCGCCGGACTCTTGGAATAAGTCTTGACCCTTGTAGACCGTACTGCTTCCCGAATTAGTCACGTCCATCAGGAACTTCCGCTTTTCGTCGGCAAGACTTCCACGGGCTTCCGGAACTTCCGAGCAAATTGCCGCGGTCCGTTGCTTTTTGTTCAGTCCCTCAATGTCTACCGCCCGAATTTGGGACTTGATAGACTCACTGAATGCGTCCGAATCCTCTTGACCGAGGTTATCGTAGTTACCCCGACCGCTGGATTCTTCCGTTTCTTCCTCTTCCTCTTCTTCCTCTTCGTTGTTCTTGTAGACTGGAATGTCCTTCTGGCCGAACGTCTCCACCCATTCCACCGGAAGGTAGAAGTCTTCCCATTGCTTGTTAGTCCGTGACTCAATCGGCGACTTGCCGACTCGGACCATTTCCGGATTATCCATCCAGACGGCTTTCCGGACCGGGAAACTTGCCTTATAGTCCTCTATCGTCACATCGTCCGGATTGATTTCAGTTTCCTCTTCGACTTGCTTGTAGAATTCGTCCTTAGCGGCCTCTTTCGCTTTTTTAGCCGCATAGCGAGAGTACAGGAATGCCAGCGGACTTTCAGCTTTCTCCCAACTTCCGCCCGGAGTCTCTTCTGATTGACCTATCGACTTGTTCGGGAAACGGTCGTCTGACTGACTGTAGACCGTACTCGTCGGTTTCACGTTACCCATCTTTTCGCCGTACTTGGCGTACATCAGAAGAGCGAAAGCGTACTTCTCACCACCTGAAAGCCGCGACTTGAATTCAGTGAATTCGTGGGTTTCGTCGTTTCTGTCTTCTCGTCGTAGCACACCTTTCGGAGTGTTCGGGGCCGCATTGTTTTCCGAGTCGCTACCGAAGCCTTCCGCGTTTAGGGATTCACTCATTGTTTTAGGGTTGTCGCACTTCTATCAATTATCGTTCAATTCTTCACCAACTTCCGGAAGGTTTCCGGAAGAAAAGACCCTATCCAAGAATCGAACTTGGAAAATTCCAGTTAGGGTGTCACTCCAATCGGGAAAGCGGAATGTCTCCGCCGGGGTCCCATTCCGAAGCTTCGCCGTCTCCTGCCGCTTCTTCTTCCGGACTTGGTTCGCCGAACGTTACCTTTTCGCCGTCTTCGTCGCGGCCAACTTTAGCCATTCTTACACTTCCTTACCATCGTATTCTTTAACCACTAAGTCCATTTGCATTTCAATTTCCTTGAAATGTTGTCGAATGTCCATTGTTTCCTCGCGGTTTTCTTTCGGATATTGGCCCCATTCCGCGGCTTTTCCAAGGGACTTTATCATGTCCGTAACTTCATTCCGACTCCAACTTTTGTCGATGTTGTCGAAATTCGGAATTGGGTTTTCAACTTCTTTCCCGTCAAACGCATTCCGAATCAATTCCTCTTCTCTATCAGTCAATTCCACAAACACTTCCGGTTCGACATGGATTTTTGAATCCATATTGACAGGGAAGACGGGGAGCCTTCCAGACTTAACACGTCCGACCGTAACCCCTTGAACTGTCTACAATTCTATGTCTATTCAACTTTCTGTTTTAGTATGACTTGTTTCGCTAACACGTCCGTATCGGCGATACGGAAATATCCGTTTCCGACGCGAGACTTATGATTTTATCCCGCTATAGTCCTTACCGACGTAACATTATAAGTTTACAATGTTTTCAGGATGAATCCATACTCAATAACTGTTTTCCCGCGAGCATGACCGGACTTTGTGCGACACTTTACAATCGCCGCCTATCCATTTGACACTACTAAGGACGAATTACGCTAATCGTTCGGAATATCGGACCGAAACAACCCTTTCGCGCATTCCTAACTCGGAATGACGGAATTGTTGACGGAATCACGGATTACTCACAGTAGTTACTTCTTGAACTACCACCTAATTCCATTCCGGAATTTCTTCCGAAATTTCGACAAATCACGGTATAGCTCTTGGCTATCCTTAACCAGTTCTACCTTTTTGTATCCTCCAAACTTCTCGAATCATCATTAACCTACGCCTATACTAAGTCTCTCAAGGTCCCAACGTTGGCCGCATTGTCAGACGCCGTATTGGGAATATTTTCAGTAGTGGTTTGTGCTTACATTCAAGCCCCCAACACTCATGGTTTAGGACGGGAAGGTGTTACCCTTCCGGTCCGGAAACGTTCCGAACCATTTTGGTTTCGTCCGACGCTTTGGTGTATCGCGCCAATTAGGAGTGTTGTCGTACACACAACCTTGAAGACTGTTAGGTACTTGTTATAACGCTTTTTCTCGTACCGTTCCATCCTACTATTTCGCCGGTCCGTTCCTATATCCTATCCGGAAAACTGCTAACTGCTACAAGGCTAATCTCATTCCGACCGTATTATGGCAACTCGCTTCCGTCCAATACTTACTGTTTCACTTCCAGCTTTCTCTTTAGGGCCATATTATCGGGCGCATTCCGAGGTTACTTTCAAATGTGTCAAATTCAGGAATTACGTGTTTCCTTGGGACCTTACCGCGGGAATTCAGTGACCTAATTATGGTGTGTGAGTGACAATTCACTCAAATGAGGGTTACACTCATTTTCCCATATCAACCCGGTCCTACCAGAAGGACATTTCAATTCACCTACCATACTTGTGGAGGAGTATGCCAACCCCGGAACGGGGTTCTTGAGGTATCACCGTACTAAGGCGGGTTTTCGTCCGGTCCCAAAGGGCCACGGTCATTGGAATGAGTACCTCGCGTCAATCCCCCGCAACGCCGGGATATAGACCCAATTTGGTTAGGGGCTTACATTGTTCCGGTCGGGCGTTCCCTTCCGGCCACATTACTTCGTTTGTGCCTTTCCCACTTAAGGGTTTCGATTCCGTTTTCCGGAACAAACGTCCGGACCGGAATCACCGGCATTGAAGCAAACCCCCGAGAATTGAAAATGTGGAATCTTCCGCTTTCCATCTCGTTCGCACCTTCTTGCCATTTCGAGACATAATAGGAGTTGCTTGAACGGACTTTGCCTTTAAGGCCGTTTCCGGTTCACTTCATCGCTTTGCCGGAAGATTCCGTTTCCAACTTCGGGGGCTTTCTAAGGGATTCCGCCCGAAGGGGGAATCCCGGAAGGCCACTTCGACCTTCACATTACTACAAATGCACGGGGTACATATAAGGCTTTCGTTTCGGAACGACAAGGGTTTGAAGGTCTATGTAACCTTGTACGTGCGCGGGCGCGGCGCGGGCGCGTTGCGAGGGTCGCATAATTGTACGTGCGCACGTAAGGACCGCCCTATACCATAATCCGTGAATCTGTATCGGCCAATCGGAAGTGTAAGCTGAACGCCCACTTTATTAATCATGAAGGATAGAATGTACAAGTTCTTGCATAAAACCATTGTACAAGTCTGGAAGCGCCGCCAGTAGCCCGTTCCGGACCGTTCCGGACCGTTTAGGGTGTATCTATATAGACCTATTTTCCATCAATGTACAAGTCTGTGGGACGGTGTACATTCCTGTACACTAATGTAATGTCAACCTTCTAAGGGTCGGATTTTGATAACTGACGATATTATTCCACCCTTCAAAATATTACAAAGGCGCGAGAGGGCTTGAGACGTACATACTGCAATCGCTCATTTTCGCGCAAAGGGTGGGGGTTTGACGGGGTAGAACCGGGTTGCAGGGTTGTACATCTGTGTACAAAAATATACACTGGAATACGAGTCGGCGCACCTTCCCGACCGTTTTTGTTCATCTTGTAAGTGTCAGATGAATAGATTACTAGCAGATGGCTGATTCCAAGACTGTGATGGATAACAATTGTGTTAAGTGTCTGTGTGAGAGACATTTAGACTAACCAACCTGTAATCCAAAACCACCAAACAAACAACCAACGTGTCGGTTTTCCGGCGTTCCGGGATTGTTTGGTAGGGTTACATGTCAATCGTTCCATTATGCTATCACTGACAGTAATTCCCGGAATATAGGGTAGGGTGGCCGACACCCCCACCAGTTAGAACAATAACCAGTCTATATATGTGACATATAGATAGTTACCTGCTCAGAAATATTTCGGTTTTGGCGAGTTCCGGGGGGTTCTTGTACATCTTCGTGTTCATTGGTCTGTGTTGGGACGTGAATGTGTGCATGAACGTGTATAATTCCACCTTTTTGGGTGAATTCCGGACTCAAACCCCTCTAAAAGTGCAATTTTCCAGTTTCCGGCCATTTTGTTTAAGTATATGGGTCTCGTAGGGTGTTTTGGACGGAACGGACTTGCTCAACCCATCTTATCCAAGTACGTCCAATCCCAATCGGTGACGGCGGACTCTTCTCGTCCCTCGTCTTCAGTAGAACACTCTCATTCCATCCCTTAACAGTCGGGAAGCGGCCAGCGGCGGCGCGGCGTCTTCCAGATTGTTCCGGGGGTGCGCGCGAGAAGGTCATTCAGGCGACAGTATGCAAGATGATGTATATTTCTGGACTAACCGAAAGATATTTATGCAAGAACAAACGATAAGGAACCCCTTTCACTTATAAAAGACTCCAGAATCGGAGGGGGGTATATATAGGGTGAACAATTACTAAGGGTAGAGGGAGTACCCACACCGGAACACAGCAACAGTTTCAATCCGGACAATATTTTACCATATCGGGTACTCCAACCAATACACCCTTTCAGTACCATACAATCCTATGGGCGGCGGCTTCCCGATTGAATGAGTACTCATTGAATGTGTACTCATTGGGAAGGTACAGTAACAATAGTACGCTTTGTGAATCTATTATCATGGCACAGCAAGAAGTAACAGGAATCACCACGGAAGAAATCGCGGAACTTCGTGAAGAATTCCTTGAGAAGCCGGAAGGCGACTTATACGACCTCGAAGACCGCTACTGCCTTGTTAAGATTCCACACCAACCGGAAGACTACGACGGTCCGGACCGCTACTGCCCACAGAGAGCTAGCGACAAAACCAACGACGTATGGCGTTGTCGCGCTCATAAAGGACGCGGAACTTCAAGTCCCGGCGAAGAACTACAACGCGGAAATCCAAAACATCACATGTACTCTACACCAGACTATCTCCTTGAACATCTAAGCGAGGAAGAGCAGGAAGTCTACGACGAAATTATGTCGTGGGCTGAAAAATACGGAATTGACAAGGAGGAAGACCCCGCAGTCTACGACGACCTCCAAATGCTCGCCGTGGAACGAGTACGTTCAATAAAGACCGGAGAGTACATCTTGAAGGAAGGAGAGACCCGCGAGACGCCTATCTATGGAGAAGACGGCTTGGAAGGCTACGAAGACGACACGAACGCCATTTCGGAAGAACACCGTCGTCTAATCGGACTCATACAGTCGCTCAAGAAAGACCTCGGCCTCACTCGGAAAGAACAAATGAAGGCCGACGACCGGAACATAATGGCCGAGAGCGCCGACACAACCTCTGAAGCCATGAGCGAACTGGTTTCCGACGAAGACAAGAAGTTCAACGTAGACGAATACGAACCGTAATCAGTTTCGACACGCTTCCCGATTGCTTACGGATTTTACTATGAATAGAGAGACCGCAGAGTCCTCAACGGCGGAAGCCGGAGAGGGAACGACTGAACCGGGTAAGATTAATCCGATTGCCGACATGGACGGACATACCGCCACCGACGCTGGTTTCGAGTTTACTGGTGGCGAATATGGTCCCGAAACATGGATTACGTGTGATTTGGATGGACTCCTTACCTTGGAGATGTAGCCAGAACGAACGCACGCGCCGCGTGAGCGATTCCTTTAGATTGTGAGGGTGATACCTCATGTCGAAGTAAGAATCGTCTGACGGGCCGTACAGGAGGCTCAAGTAATGTCAGATATAGACGATAAAATCATCCAGAAGTTCGCGGATGAACAAGGACTGGACCCTGATAAAGTCAGGAAGCGGTGGCACAACAGTCCGGCCACCATAGCCGAAGACATATTCCGGATTGAAGACGTTGACACCGGACAACTTCGTGACTTGACACTGTTCCGACCGATTCAGACGAAGGTGGTTGACGCCTACTTCTACTCTGATTCCGGAACAATTAACATGTATAAGGGTCGCCGTATCGGTTATTCCTTCATTGTTATCGTCTGCTTCCTTCTGGAAGCGATGATGATACCGAATTCGGTGTATCCGGTTGTGTCAACGAAGGAAGACCAAGCGAAAAACCGAATTTCTGACGTTAAAGACCTAATTAAGCACGCTAAAATCGACATTCCGACGAAAAAGACCAATAAAGGAGAAGTTATTCTCTGGAACGGGTCGAAATTCAAGGCTTACTCCGGAAGTCCGGACAGTTCCCGTGGGGACGACTCCGCCCGCGGCGTTCTACTGGACGAAATGGCTTTCCTTGAAGACCAACAGGAAGTTAGTCAAGCGTTCGGAGCGTTCCTTGCGCTTGGTAATGACCGGAAGATGTTCGAGGTTTCCACTCCGAAAGTATCCTCGGACATGTTCATGCGGAACCAGAAAGAAGGTTCCAAAACAGGATACGTCCAGCGGTGGCGTGATTCCAACGGAAATTGGCATAAGCAGGACGTTAAGCCGAACGAATACCATGTTGGAATGGAATCCGCTGGAACACTGTCGATTAAACAGCCAACGTTCCATAACGCGGACGAAATCGACATAAATACTCCACTTTACAATCAGGAACTTAAGCCGGTTCGTCCCGACTTGAACATTGATAAGGTGGAAGACGAGCGTTCCAAAGACCCGAAAGGATTCGGACAAGAATATCTGTGTAGGCCTGTTGACGACACCTACGCATTCTTCGATGAAGATTCCATTAAACGGGCTATGGAGCGCGACCTTCCCGACCTCCGACGTTCTAACATGACAGTGATGGGTGTTGACATTGGAATTTCCAAAGACGACACCGTTGCCGCAATCGTGGAACACCGGAAAGACATGAAGGCTATGAGAGAGTTGGAGATTCTTAACGATACCAACTTGAAGGAAGCCGCGGAAACCCATAAGAGAAATGAACAATTGCATCCTCGACACGTCGCACATCAAGTTGCCAAGAATCCTGACCGGAGCAACCCCGAACAAATCGCTTACCGTGTCAGTCAACTGGCGGAAAAATACGACGTGGACTATATCGTTATCGACCGGACCGGACCGGGCGAAGGTTTCCGTAGTCAAATTGAGTCGAACTTCGGACGCGGACTTATAGGATTCAACTTCTCCGACAAAGACGAAGTGGAATCAATGATGGGCGACATGAACAACGCCCTTCGGAACGACCGAGTAGTTCTTCCGAATCACGACCGACTCTTGGACGAAATGTCGGCCATTCAGAAGGAACAACGTGAAGACTACACGAAACCGAAATTCACTGGAAAGGATTACAGTGAGTCAGGAAAAGACGACACCGCAATGGCGGCGGTCTTGGCGAGTTTCCCGCCGAACCTTCGTAAGCAACCTTCTACCTCTATGGATTCAGTTCAGAGAGAAGGAAAGCGGGAAATAAACGAAGACGAGAAGAAGAAGAAACCCACCGCTAAGGTGGACGTTGAAGACACTTTCGAGCCGGAAAGAAACTTCGGACAGACGAATACGAAGAATAGGCGCGGAAAAAAGCGTAAAAAGTACAAATCGAGATACGGACGGGGATAAAACATGAGTAATGACGTAAGGCAGAGCATATATGAGCGAGTCCGGAATGGGGACGTTGACGGTGTTGACGCCTCCAATTTCGCCCTTGACAGTCCAAAAGCTGTCATTAAAGAGGGTAATTCCGGTAGTGGCGTTGGTGGAAGCCGCGCTACAGAAGCTCCAGAGAACGAAATCGAAGACTTCCGGGAGATTGCTGACACGGACCCTCACGTCAACGAAGCTATTGATACGCTCGTTGACTTTCTCGTCGGAAGTGGTTTCAATGTTCAGCCTGCTAATATTCCCGGAACGGACGAAGGTCAGACACCTGAAGATATAGCGGAACTGAAGAAACTTATTGAAACTTCTACTTTCCAGACAGTGCTTCAGGAATGGGTCTGGCACGCTCTTGTTGACGGAACAGCCTTCCTTGAAATCGTTGTGGAAGATGATGTGTTTAAGCCGAAGGTTCTTCCAACGGAGCGCATGAAGATTCAGACTGACGATAAAGGAACTGTCCAAAAGTGGATTCTGGAACCTCCGGGCGGCGGAGGTCAAGATAGTGACATTAAGTTCAATCCGTCCGACCTTGCGATTCTAAGATTCCATAAACATCCGGGTGAAGACTTCGGACACAGTGTTCTGGAATCCTGTCACGAGCAAGCTGACATGCTTCGAGACATGGAGATTGACCTTGCTCGTTTCATCGCTACTAAGGCTTACCCGCCAATTCTGTGGAAGCTTGGAAGCGAGGAACGGCCTTGGACGCAGGACCAGATTGACGGATGGTTAGAGGAACTGGAAGAAATCGACCCGGAGAGTCAACTTGCGGTCGGTCACGACGTTGAACACGAAGTGGTAGGTGTTACGGACACTTCCACTTCTTCTGGAGCTATGGAACTTGATTCCACTTTCAAACATCTTCAGCGTCGTATTGCCGCTGGAATTGGTGTTCCGGACTTCTTCCTGAATATGGGTGTTGACGTTTCGTCTGGAACTGCTCAAGTGGAAATGCCGAAGTTCGACCGCCGAATTCAGCGTTATCGGAGTATTATTAAGCAGGCTATCCGACACCAAATCTTCGTTTCGATTCTTGCAGGTGACGGAGACCCCGCTGACTATAATGAGGTTCCTCCGGACTTTGAATTCGGAACGCATAGTTCCGAGGAAGAACGTCTGGAAGCTGACAAGGCGATTAGTCTACTTAACAATGGCCTTATCAGTCCGGAAGCCGCCGCACGTAAGCTTGATATAGACCCGGAAACGGAGCTTCCCGACATTTGGAAGAATGGAAATCTTATTGAGGTTCTACAGAAGCTCGCTGGAAACGGCGATAATATTCAGAACCCTAATGGTGGTAGTCCGACTGATACGGGAACTGGAACGGATTCTGCTGGTGGCGAGGCTACAACTCGGGAGAAGCCCGCTACCGGAGACAATTCCGGCGATGATTCCCGGAATGGAAAAGGAGCAAGCGAAACGTGATGTAGTATGGACGAAGACGAGAAGGAAGAAATTTTGCATCGACTTGACGAGAAGACGGATAGTCTACATGAAAACCAAAAGGAAATTCGGGACGACGTTCGTACCAATCGGGAAGTCTACAACGACCGTCTGAACAAGACGGATAATAGATTGGACAAGGTAGATGATACAGCCACCAGTAATAAGGTTAGGATTGCTGGTCTTGCTTTCGGTATCACCCTACTTCTTTCAATTGCAGTAAGAAATATGGGATGGATACCAGTATGACAGAACAAGATGATTTGGACGTTGCAGGATTCAACGTTGAATTCCAGCGTCCGGAACAAGACTTGCTGGACGACGGCTTTAACGAGTACGGTGTCCGGGAGAATTATGACGGTGATGAACTGGAATCTATAGACGTTATCTATAACGCTATGGAACCCGGTATCCGTAAGGGAGTCGAAATCACACCAGAATTCCTCCGGACTGTCGAGGGCAACACACCCGATAACGTTCCGATTCAGTACGACCACTCTCATTCCCAACGGATGAACGTGGGATACTTGAAGAAGATTAAGTATTCGGATAGTGCTGGAATGCTACGTAAGATGTTCAATATTCCGAATACTGGTAGTCAGATTCGGGAGGACACTATTGCGGACTTTACGCATTCCACCGGACCGCAGATTAAGGACGGTAGCGTTGGGTTTGACCCTCGTTCTCTGGAATTCTCGGAACCAAACTCGGATGAAGCGAAGGCACAGTTCACGGACGGTAAGATTATTGAGTTTAGTCTTACTCCGTTCCCCGCTGGCTATGATAATGGTGGAATTACACCAAAATTCAGTCAGGCGGTTGAATCGTTTGCGGATAAAATGGAAGAACAGTCTGACGGTGGCAGTCAGATTGTGGAAGCGGAAAGCCAACTACAATACAGTCAACTAAAGTGATTCAAAATGGATGCACTCGAATTCGGTAAGGAAATCGGCGACATGGAAGGAGCAGAAGCACGGGCTACTCTTCGAGATGTTCAGTCTCGCTACAGTAAGGCCCGACAGGAACATCAGGAAACTAAGGAAACCCTCTCGGAATACAAGGACAAGCTGGAAGTCGCCGAGGATGAAGCGGACGAAGCGCGGGAATTCTTCGCGTCGTTCGCGTCGGACGCTTCCGGACTGTCGAAGGACACTATTCTGGACAAGTTCGATAGCGCGGACGAAATCCGTGAGGAATTCCTCGGCGACGAAGCGGAATTCAAGCTTGTTTCGGACGAGCAGGAAACGGAGACCGAGGATGAAGACGAATCTACGTTCGCCGATAAGGAAGAGAAGTCGGACAATCTTCCCGGCGACGGTGGCTCTTCGGAATTCGGTGACGCCTCGCAGGTCATTAGCGGAATGACTGTGAGCCACGAGTAAACATTGCAGTAACTAACAAGGAGATTCTATAATAATGGTTAATTTCGATATTGCGAACCCCAAGGACGACAACAACCGCTACGCTGGCGCGGCGGTCGAGGAACTGGACCAAGGCGACCTCGGTACGGTTAACGCGAACGGAGAGATTGTTCAAGCTGACGCCGCTGACGGCATTCAGGGACAGGCTATGGGTGTCGTTCTCACTCCTGTCCGTGACCCTTCGCATTCCCGTTACGGAGACCTTCAGTACGTCAAGAATCAGCTCAAGGAGAACCAGAACGTTCTCGTCGGCGAGGGCGACCGCGCTCTTCTCATCAAGGACGACCTTCTACTGGAAGACCTTGACGAAGCGGACTCGCTCACTCCCGGTAAGCCAGTCTATCTTGCCGAAGGTGGCGGCGTGACGCAGACCGCTCCGTCTACTTCCGGTTCGGTTGTCCAGATTGTTGGTGTCGCTCAGGACCCCAACTCGTTCCTGCTTGACGTTACTGTCGTGGACAGTACGAACGCATAGACTACTAACTAGCACTTTACAACAATAATTATTGATACACTATGGCACGAAATACACGCATTCTTACGGCTGACGGCGTTCCGCTTGAGCGCCTGATGGAATACGGTGAAGACCTGACCGACGAATTCGAGGCTAACGCTGACCGGATGTTCCAGTCGCTACTTGGAACGGAAGTCAATCAGCGCGTCTTCCAGAAGCGCATTGGAGAAATCAATTGGCGGAAGGCCGCCGAGGGCGAGAAGCCCCGCACCGGAACTCTCGACAGTACCAGCATGGCGTTCACGATTGACGAATTCAATGCTGGTCTCGGTTGGGACCGGAACTACATTGAGGATAACCCCGGTTCGGTTCTCCGAGAGGAAATGGACGAACTGATGAAGGGCGCGGACGAACGCATTTTCGAGGAAACCTTCACCGTCATGAAGAACGGTATCGCTGACGGTACGGAACTGGAATGGGCTACTCCCCCGTCGCCCGGTACTCGGGACTTCGCCGCTGACCACAACCACGTCTTCGATACTACCGGAGACCTCTTCGATGATTCCAACGCTCACAGCGTCCGGGAACACATTGCGAAAGCGGGCGTGGAACTTCAGCACCACAAGTATTCCGCTCGCGTTGCGTTCGTTAGTCCGGACCTTGCATGGAAGCTCCTTCAGGAAGACAGCAACAACCTGAATTTCCAGATTCGGGAAGCGCGCTCGCTCCTGAACACTCCGCTTCCGAACCTCGAATTCGACGTGAACGGTACTCGCGTCGTTCAGACGGCGGAACTGTCCGGTGACACGTTCTACGTCTTTGACGACACTCTCAATCCGCTCAAGTACAATTGGGTCCGTCCTGTTGAAGTTGTGCAGGGTGAGAGTCAAGCTCCCGTCAACGACCCGACCGAACTTATCGGGGCGCACGGTTCGGCGCGCTTCGGTATCAAGATGGTCAATCCGTGGGCGGGCGTCAAGGTCACTGCTACCAACATCGCCTAATATTGGCGATAACTTTTTAGTACAGTCGTATGGCTCATAAAGAAATTACTCCAAGTGACGTTCGGAAGGACGTGGCAAAGAACCGGAGCGGAAACATTGGAAACGGAAACTCTCGGCGCGGTGGAAACCGAAAGCTACCTAACCTACGTGGACATGGCAGGTTCACGGACGAGGAATTACGGAAAGAAATAAACCGGAACAGTCGGGAAGTGGGCGACCATACAGCAACCGAAATTATTCGGTATTACACTTATCTTCGTGTTTCTCTAATGTTAGAAGGTAAGAATCCTCCTTCCTCCATAAGCCACGCCCGAAGGTATGGATACGAACAACAACAGCATAAATTTTGGCGCGACCGAATGATTCGCGCACTTGATAAATCATGACAGTAGAAACCCGTGTCCGGACTCTTACGGACTACGACACAGAAATTATTTCGTCTTCAGACATGGATACTCTTATCGAGTTGTCCAAGGACGAAATTAAGGAAGACACCGGAATGGACGAAATTGACTTTTCTTCCGGAGCGGGAAAATCCGCCTTGATGTGGCTTACCTGTATTTTCAGTAAGATTCACGTTGGCGAGATTGGGGCGGAAGGATACCAAATTGGTGAAATTGAAACGAAAGACTTGAACGACCAAGCGAAAGTTTGGTTCGGACAGTATCGTTCTCGTCGCTCCGACGTTATTGGAACAAAAACCATTGGACACGCTAAACCGTCACGGTCTGGAAGGTCCTACGGTGATGAATAATGAAGCGACATAGGAAACACGTTAAGGTTAATATTAAACGTGCCGGTAACAAGGCTGAAATTCTTCGTGCTTCCGGTGGAACAGAGAACGGCTACGGGAAAGTAACTGATTCCAGTTCTTCTTGGGGTCCAGTGGAAACGACGTATGCCGTTCCGTCTTTTGATTCTGGTGATACGTTCCAAGAGCAGACTGTTACTGGAGGTACTCAAGATATTAATACTCCTGTTTTCCGATTTCCCTACGATTCAGTAGTTCAAAGCGAAGACCGAATCATATATGAGGGAATAGAGTACGAAGCTAAATCAGTTGCTCCATATAGCACTCACAAGGTTGCTCAAGTGGTGTCCGTTGATGGCTAATGGTAACATCACGATTGACGTAGAAGTCGATTCTGACGCTATTGTGGGCCGCATACGTGAAGCTTTCGAGGATGGAATAGATGAAGCGGCGGAAGACCTTGGAGAAGACGGAACGGAGAAAGCCCGTCTTAAAATCGTTGAGGAAGGAGCAGTCTGGAAAGGAGAACTGCTCGCTTCTTTCAATACGAAGATAACAGACCAAGGTGGAACAACAATTGTTCAAATCGAGAACAATGCCGAGTACGCTAAAGCAGTAGATGAAGGTGTAGATTATTACGAGAACGCTCCACCAATTCATCGTCTTCTTCCGTGGGTGGAGGAACATCTTGGACACTGGACTCCTTCCGACTACGAGTATGCGAAGGAGGTAGCGGCCTACTTTAAGAAGAATAGTAACCGGGCAATAGACGAATACATGGATTTGGACGTGTGGAGGGCGTATGAGCTTCAGAAAGAGTTGAAGGTTCACGGTCTTGACGCGGTAGAATTCATGGATTTCGCGGAGGAATGGCTTGAACATCATGGTAGTTTCGTTGTCCGGAATAATATTTTAAAAGAACTACGGAAGAATGGTATAGATGCAAGATAAGGAATTAGTACAGTTGGTCGTTAGTGAAGCTGATTCCGCTACTGATTCCAGCGTCACGGTCAGAACGGACGGAGGCAGTCGGGAAGTGGGCGACGACCTGCCTCTCGTTGCATTGAATTGGAGTTCTTTCCGTGCGACAGACGACGAGTCTCATTCCAATTTCGATAAGCGTATTTTTGACGATTCCGGGAACGAAATCGGAACGCGATATGTTTTTAAATATAATATGGAATTAGACTTTACGGTAAAGTCTGATGATGAAATGAAACGTGACGAAATTGGAGAAGCCCTACAGCTACATTTCGCAATGTATGAAGGGAATACGGAAGCTCTCCATTCAGATACCTACATGGTGAAAACCGGCGATATTCGCCCCCGGAAAATTCCGATAAAGGAACCGGACTGGTATCAGAACGGACTGATTGTCAATATTCGGTATAATAAGTACGTATCCGATACTGGCAGTCTGGAAACTATCAAATCGGTTGATAAAACCATAAACGTACAAGAGGAACTTAACATATGACACAGATTGGTGAAATTGGACTTCCCGGCGTGCAGGCTAACATTGACTCCGACCGCTCCTTCTCGATTGCTGATGGAGCGCCGGATGACGTTGGCCTTGTCGGAGAAGCCGACCTTTCGAATGGTACAGCAGAAGCAAATACCGTCTACGAAATCAATACTCAAGGCGAAGCAAAGGAACGTTTCGGTGCGCGTTCTGACAGTCAACTTACGAAGAACGTTCAGGACGCACTTCAGGTTGGAGCGTATCCCGTCTATGCGTGCGCTACAGAGGAGAAGACGGCTACGGACGACCTTCAAGACCTTTCCGGTACTTCTGGAAATCTTGATAATTCACCGATTAAACCTGATGCTTCCACTGTTACGTTCAAGATTGACGGAACTTCCAAGTCTACCGTCTTTACTCTGGACGACCCTTCCACTAAGTCGCCCGGAACGGACGAAGTGTACATTAACCACGTCAATGGAAAGTACGAGGTTGACGCGGCTCCATCTGACGGAACAGATAACGATACCGCCGAGTACACCCACTTCGATTACACTTCGGCGATTCAGGCTATGGGAGACCAAGAGGGCGAAACTATCGACATTCTCGCGTCCGTCACGGAGGAAACTTCTTCCGTCGAGGCGCTAAAGGACGAAGTTCTCCGACTAGAGGATAACTTCAACCTTGCTCTCGGTCTTGCCGGTGCCGGGTTGAATATTGTTACGGCGGACTACAGCAATCCGTTCGACACCAGTCGGATGCAACTTCTGTACCCGACCCGTACTGATTCCGGTGATAGCATTATCGGTGCTTACGCTGGTCTTCGTGCAACTCTCGGAATCAGCGAATCCACAATGCGGAAGCGCATTCGATTCTTGGATTCCGTCCGGAAGACGCTCACCGAGTCGGACAAGAAAAACATGGACGCCGAGAACGTCGTTCCGGTGGAGAACCGGAGTCCCGGTGTCAGGTTCCGGTCCGACCCGACGTGTGTTTCAGACGAAAATACGGACGAGCAGAACATGCGTGATGGGCTTTCCCGACTTATCGTGGACGCCATTACAATGGTTGTTCACGAAGTGTCGGAAGACTTCATCGGGAAGCTCCACTCCGAAGACAACCGGAATGCAATGCGCGCCATTATCAGTAAGCGTCTTTCCGAACTTGTGGAACGGAACGCTGTTGAGGCGTACACGATTTCCGTTACGGAGCAGGACGCCTACACTGCTGACGTGAACGTTGGAGTGGAGACTGTCAAGCCCCTCCGGAACGTCATTGCGAACGTTACCGCCGGAGAGGTCGAATAAATTCTGGTGATTTAGAATGACAAACGAGGAAAACGCGGCTGACATTAAGATTAGCGCGAACGGTGTCACTATCACTGTTGACCAGCTTCAGGTCAACGAGGAAGTGGACATTCAGAAGCGATACGGTTCCGGGTACAATCATCCGTCCGGTCGTTCTATGGGTCACATTGACGTGACTGGAAGCTTCACTATTAAGGGTATCGGAACGGACGCATTGAATTCTGTCTTCTATGGAGTGTTTGGACGACCTAAAGAATTCGACGCGATTACGATTACCCACAAGAACGGGAAGTCCACGGACATTAAGGATTGTATCGTTACTAACCGTGGCTACGAGGTCTCTGACGGCGACATGACGGAGACGAGCTACGAATTCGACGCGATGGCTATCCGCCACCCGTTCCAAAGTGACAACATCGCGGCTGACGCATAATTACTTGAACAACTAATTTTTAACTTTTGAGTGAGTTACAATGACTGAACAAGAACAAGACGAAGATTTCGATACGGAAAAGGACGAATGGGACATTTTCGAGCTAATGAAGCTTGGAAGCGAGTACCGGAAAGATTACACTCTTACGGTTTTCGGACAGGATACGTCCGTTACGATTCGTCCGTTGATTGACGAGGAATCCATTCCGTATTCCGTCCAGCTTCAGAAGAAGTTCGGCGTGGATTCCAAGGATGAAGCCTTGGAGGAAGCCGAGGAATACGTGGAGGAAGCCCGCGACGAGGATGGAATCGACATGAGTGAAATCGACTCGGACTTCATTGAAATCATGAAGGACGTGTACGACGACGGCCATTGTCCGGAGTTGACGTGGCCCGATAAGTCCGAGGAAGAGCGGGAAGAGCGCGCCGAGTTCGTCCGCGATAATTCGATGGACGGCGCTGTTATCGACATTTCGATGGAGATTCTGGACTTGTCCGGAACTATGGAAGACGCTCTGAAATTTCCGGGCGTCCGACAAAAGTAACGGAATTTGGGTTCTCTACAAGGAGGGCGAAGGCTTCGGGAACGATAACGACCAGAAGAAGCTAACTCCCCTCCAGCGGATGTTCATTCAGGTGATGAAGGAGAAGGAAGCCGAGAAGCAACAGGAAGCGCAACAGGGCGCTTCTGGTGGAGCTTCCGGCGGCGCTTCCCGACCTGCCCCGAACCCTAATTACGAACCGGGCGGTGGCGGGAAAGGAATGGACGAAACCACTGTCTACTATAACGATTCGTATGGTCCCGGTGAGAACCCGAACGAGGGCGTTGGCGACGAAATAAGAGAAAACTTAGATACTTAAATAATTATGTCAGGAGACGGCGACGTGGACATTTCCGTCAAAATCAAGGACAACTTCTCCGGTACTCTTGAGAAGCTGGAACAGCAGATTGAGAATCTGGATGAAGTTGTGGAAATTATCACTAAGCTTGATGATTCCGACCTTGACGAAGCCCTTGCGAAGAAAGAGGCTTTGGAAGGCGACACTCGGTCCACGCACATAGTTGACGTGATTGAACAGGGCGACAACTTTGACCCTCCCGGAAACTCTGATACATGGTCGGAACGGTTCAAGTTCCATAATTCCGGCGTAAATCCCGAACAACAGCGGAACCTCGCAAGACAGATTGTTACTGGTGGCGCAACCACACCTTCTGACAATCATCCCGGTTCCGGTGCTGGAGCGAATATTCCGGACGGTATAGACCGCTGGATGAACGACATGGATACCTTGGAGGGCTTGAACAGTCGTGCCCGTAAAGGTCGGGAAGTGCCGCTGAATGGACGCGACTGGTCTGCCTATCTCTCGGACGCCGCCAAGGGAGGAAAGGCTTCTGGAAGGCGACACGCCGCTTTTGAGGGATTCCAAGGGAAAGCGAAGATGTGGGTTCCCGGAGACCCGGAACCTGTTAGCGGACCTAGTATTCAAGACCGGCTTCCCGACCTTCCAAATATCCGTAATAAGATTCCGGATAGGGACCAAATGGACTCGGGATTAGGTAAGTTAATCAGTTTCACCGATAAGTTCGACGGTAAGCTGAAGAAGCTTATGCCTACTATGCACAAGTGGATGCAGTTAGTTGCCGCTGTGCTTCCGATGATGATTAGTCTCGGAACCGCCGCTATGGGCGTAGCCGCTTCATTCGGAGCGGTCGCCGCCGCAGGTGGTGCTATCGTCGGTCTCGGTCTGATGGGAATGGACGACAAGAAGGAACGACTGGAACAGTTCCGTGAGGAATTACGGAATACGTTCGAGGGAACAGCGAAACAGTTCGCTCCTCTTGCCGATTCAATTCTCACAGAGATTCCGGGAATGCTTTCCGGTGTCAGTCAAGCTCTTGGTGGAGCGTCCGTCTTCAAGCAGACGTTCGTGAAAAGCCTTCAGACTGTTGCGGACTCTATGGAAACTCTCATACGGCGTGCTGTGTCGCTTTCTCCTATCATTGAGCAGTTGACCAACCGCTTCCTTGGACTTGTCACGTCCAGAATTGTGGACTTCTTGACGTGGCTTACGAAGGAAGCGTACCGGAATCAGGACGCTATGGTTTCCCTTTCGGAAATCTTCGGTAATATCCTGATTACGATTTACAATCTGTCGAAGGCAGTTTCGGCGGTTGTAATTGGATTCAAGCCATTCTTCAGTATTCTGAAGATGATTTCTTCAGTCTTGAAGAACGAGTTTGCTGTTCGCATGGCTCAAGGAATCGCCCTTGTTTACACTATGACGAAGGCGATGAAGGCACTTCGGGCCGCTACTATGACAACTGGAATAGGCGCGTTGCTCGTTGGTGGTGGACTTATCGCTAACGAACTGATGTTCTCCGGACAGGACGGAAAGGGTGTTAGCGGATTCAATGGTTCCACTCCGTCCGGAATCGGTAGCTCCGGTGGAAGTGGCGACACTTACGTTATGGAAGTTGATGGTGACGTTACTGACCGACATATCAGGAAGTTCGAGACTATTTCCACTGGAAACACTAATCAAGAATTCAGTAAGCGCGATAAGAGGGAACGATAATTATGAGAATTAAACCAGCAGGGTCCGGTGGAAACCGTGGTTCGCCGGTAAACGAGAAACCTGTTCCGTTCAAATTATACGTTGACACGGAGGAATATAGTGTTGATAGGAATTATTCCTTCGGTCCGTTCTTCCCGCCTTCCGATTTCACAGTTACGAAGAAGCGGAATTTAAAGAAGGACGATAACGTATGTGAGGGCGAAACGGTTACTGATAATGGAAGCAAGAATCGAGTTATTTTTGTTTCCGGAATTCTTTCAGGTCAGTGGGAACTTCACGCTTTCGAGCAGATTTGCGACCTGAACAAGCCCCTTGAGGTGAACACTATGGGAGCGGCTTGGGAGGGAGAAGTTCGCGTAGAAGAAGGAGAATATCATGGACCAGTTGGGAAGGACACCCGCGACCTACATAGAGACGCGAACCACTGGAAGTACACCTTGCAGTTAGTTAGTACAGGACGAGACGAATACGACAACTTCACGAAAGACGGAATTCTCGAAGAAGCAGATTCCTCTTAAAGTTATTATGAATTGTAGCATGGCCCAAGGAACAGAACTTCGTTTTCTTAGTTCTGGTATCCGCATTCTTCCGAATCAGGTAGAGTACGAAAGCGATAAAGTGAATTACGATTACGCCCGCGTGGATATAACGAGGCAGGCGGGCGACCATATTAAGGAGTATGCCGAAACTCCGGAACCTGTCGAAATCCGCACCGGAGACCGGAAGCTTGCGGACGTTTATTTTGGGACAGACAGTCTTACACTTGATAATGAAACCGCACAACTGGAACTGTTAGACGGACGAAAAGTTCTGGAACGGGGAGTTATAGACAAGCGGTTCCATACTGTAACTCTCGGTAACATATTCGAGTTTTTCAAGAATAAGGTGGAAGACGCTGATATTGGAGAAGTAATCACCGACGTACAACTTGTTAACGCTGACCGTTCTAAAGTTACGGAAAGTTATCAGGGAACTACGTATGCTGATTCCATGTCGGAAAACGAGATAGACCCCGACGACGCTTCCGGATTTACGAAAGCCTATTTACAGGTTGACGCTTGGACACAACGTTCCTTGAACGGTCTTGGTCCAATCCCGGATAGGGAAGAAGGCGGCTTCGACTTTAATCAAGCTAGTCTTGCTCAAGTTCTACAATTGATAGAGAAAGAATTTGAGCTACAGTCCTATATTGACGGAGACCGAGTGCTAAAGGTCGGAAATCCAGAAGTGGACCCGGAGATGTATTTCGCCGGTTATGGAAGTGACATGTTTAAAGTTTCCGAGTACAACCTTACGACAGACCCGTCTGACGTGAAAATGATTTCCGTGAAAGGAGGATTTATTCAGGCTACACCATATACGGAATCATCCTACCAAGTGGACGCTAGTGGAAGCGATAAAATGCAGTGGTGGGCGTTCGCAAGTACGGAATGGCCGGACGACCCTTCGGAGAAACAACTTCTTAATTCCCGGAAAGATAATACCTCAAATTATAGAACGGAAGGCCGTGTCATTTCCTTGGACCATAAGTCTTCCAAGAATAAAATGACGCTCAAGAAGTTAGCAGTCCGGAAGCTGATGAACGAGCTAATCCAGAAAGTATCTGGAAACATAGAAATCCAGCCTATGAAGTCGTCTATTAATAACGGCTATCCGCAGGACGTTAAGGTTGGTGACATAATTGGAGTATTCCCCGGCGACTTAGATAGTAACTGTGTTAATAATTTGTCTTCGGACGTTTTCACTGTAACCGGAGTTAGTCACAATATTGACGGTCAATATGGATGGAATATGACAATCGACCTTTCCCGAATTCCACGACAGGATATTTACACGGCGGCTATTCCGTGGCCGAAGATTCCGGAAACTGGAAGCGACTACGAAGACTACGAAAAATTCTATAGAAAGGCAATGGAATACGACCAAGGAAGCGGAATGATTGATAACTAAGGTATTTAAATTATGGTTAGCAATAAAGACACGAAGTCGATTATCGACACCGTAACTTCCGTAACCGTTCAGAACGGCTCAGTGTACGTCACAACGCGCTCCAGCAGACCGGGAGTGGAAAACCCCATGATACCCTACCGAAGCCCGATACCGTGGATTCTCATGGTTCCTGAGCAGGGTGACATGGTAGAGGTGTACGAGTTAGAGGACGGTAGCACTATGGCGAAGGCGTGTCATAGTCTTCCTCAAGGCGACTACAGCCTTCCAGACCTCGGTCAGCGGGACTTCATCATCAAACCAGACCCGAACACCGAAGTAAGAATCTCCGGACAGTCGGGAAGCATGGACATAAACATCAAGGCGTCCGGAACCGTCAACGTTGACGGAGACAGTATTACTCTTGGCACAGACGGCGGCGACAAGCCTCTGGTTACGGATGTAAACACTGGAAGTGACGGTACTGTATCAAGCGTAGAGAAGACAACTAAAACCAGTGCTGAATAAGATAAGAGTACAATAAAGGCGGGGACTTCCCGACTTTTACGGTACTCTTTTACAGTGTACTGTTTGGCACTGTTAACAGTAGTATGGTTTGGGAGACTATTAGCATGGACCTTGCATTAGATAAAGACCTAAACATAGTTCTCGACGGAACGAACGACTTGAAAACCGTCGATAAGCAGGACGAATTGGAACAGTCAATTGGAATTGCCGTATATCAGTATATGGAAGACGGAATCGGAAATCTTGACCGGGAAGATACTCGGAAACGACTTACTCGGAAAGCAAGACGGGTAGCCCGCGATAATCGTTTCATAGATATGACAGTAGACATATCTTCAAAATGGGACGAAGACAAACCGAACACGCTGGTCTTCCAGATTGCCTACGGTTCCGATGAATTATCAGAAATGGAGATTAACGTATGACAGTAGTTGACGGACGATACCAAGAAGACGCAGTGGAAGACGTGGTGGAAGCTATGATAGCAAACGCCAAAGATTCCTTCGGAGAAGACCTTAATGATGAACAGTATGCGGTCTTCCGGATGTTCTATCAGCCAATCGCTTCTAAAATCGTAGACCTCCAAGGCGATATTGGCCTTGTTCTGGATTCCAGCCAGATAGACTATGCTTCCGGACAAAGCCTTGACCTACTTACCGCCCTCGTTGGAGTTAAGCGGGAATCCGCACAGAAAGCTACTGGTGAAGTTAAATTCAGTCGAAATACATCGGCTGATAAAGACTACACAATTCCGGAAGGAACTGAAGTACAGACAAGTTCGGCAATTCCTATCAAGTATAAGACTACTGAAACTGCTACTCTTTCCACCGGAACAACATCCGTGACAGTGAACGTGGAAGCAGTTGAAGGTGGAGCGGAAGCGAATACAACAACAAATACTGTCACGGTCATGTCGTATGACGTGAATGGCGTTGAGAGCGTCACTAATCCAGTTCCGATTGACGGAGGGGAAGACGAGGAACCCGACGACGAATTGCGCTCACGAGCCAAAGAACAGCTTTCAGACGGTAGCAGGGCGTCGGCCCCCGCTCTTGTTAATTCAATGTCGAAACTTGACGGTGTTCGTTCCGTTTCCATCTTCCTTAACGATACAAGTTCCGATAACGGAAATGGGTTCGGTCTTCCGGACCATTCATTCGAGGTTGTTATAGAAGGTGGAAACAAGCAGGAAATCGGTCAAACACTCCTTGATACAAAAGCCGCCGGAGACACTTCTGTTGGTGGAATTCAAGGCGATGAATCAGTTACGGTTACATCTGACTTACCGAATTCTCAAACTCACGATATTACGTTTAGTCGTCCGTTGGAACAAACAATCTACGTTGATATGGAACTTACAACTACTGACGAGTATGTTGGTGACAGTGAAGTGAAAGACGCTATTGTTGAATACATTGGCGGATTCTTATCTTCTGGTGGAGAAGAAGCCGGTGAACTTCGGGTTGGAGACAACGTTATCTGGACGCAAATTATGGCACAGATTCAGATGGTAGAAGGCGTGAAGGACGTTTCTAACTTGTACGTTGATACTTCTGACGGAACTACAAACCAAGGAAATCTTAGTATAGGAAGTAGCGAAGTTGCGACTACTGACGCTACAGACCAAAGTACAATAACAATTACGAAAGTATAATTATGACTGATTTCAAAGAAGAAGGATTCCGGATTGATAAATTAGACTTGAACAATATTTCGCCCGGTCTGGAAGACGACCACCGAGTCTATAATCATGACGGAAGTTCCACAATTACTCTAACCGATGGAAGCACAACCTCGAAAATGGGGTGGTATATGTGGGACAACGACAATAATTCTTGGTTCCCAATGGGCCAACATGCCGACCTCGTTGACGGCTACCACGGAGCGGACCTTGCCGCTCTTGCCGAAAACGAAACAGTCACCGGACAATGGAAATTCGATTCCAACATTAACCTTAACGAAAATGAACTTACAAATATTAGTAAGTTAATCGGCTCCAACGGACAATACATATTGTATTCTAATGATGGACGTATAGCAATATGGAATAATGGAATAAAAAGTATTGATATTCTCGAAAATAATGACGTTTCAATTCCAAATGGAAACCTTTATAGTTCCGGAGTGCGTGTGGAAGAAGGGGAACATAATCCGATTTCTATCCCGGCGACTAGATGGGGTTACGATATAACTAACTCTGAAATTCAACGGATTAATGTTCCGTCCGGAAAAAGTCTTCACGTTCACAGTCTGGAAGTTGCGCTGAAAGGTGGCGGGACGGCTTCCGGATTGGAAGTAGATATTTATGAAGTTGATAATAGTATTGTACTTGCTTCAGATACTGCTGATGGTTCTATGACAACTGGTCTTAGTTCACAGTCTTCGTCAGGTGCAACTGTTCTTCTCCGGATAACTAATAGTACTGGAACGGAACAAGACGCAAGTATTAATGCTAACTTAGTTATAAAATAATGAACTGGAATAAAGACAACTTTTCCGGAAATGAGTCCGGAATGACACACGATACAGTCAGCGACCATAACGGAGAACTACGCCAAGGATACCGTTTTGATAGTACTCCAACCCAACTAGAGCAAGGTCTTGTTGGTCATTGGCCGCTTCACACTGATGGTGGCACAGCACCCGACCTCAGTGGCAATGGCAATCATGGGAGTGTGACGGGGACCACTCGGGTTAGCGGGAAAGGGGGTTTGACGGGCAAATAATCATATCTTTTTCGGCCCAAAAGGAGATGGTACCCATGCACTCGGAATGGCAGACTCAAATAAGGACTACTATACTTTCTACCCCGAGATAGATACAAATTGGAATCATTTGGTACTTGCATGGGATGGGAGTATATTGTCATGCTATAAGAATAGTGTTCAAATAGGTTCCAAATCGGTGTCTTCAATGGACGTTTTGGGGAATCAAGATGAAATTGGAACAAACAGTAATAATAGCACATATTCGGATAACTCTATCTCGGATGTGCGTGTCTACGACCGCGCCCTTTCATCGAGTGAAATAGAAGCACTCTACGAACTTGGAAACGCTGATATGGCTTCTCCACCCACTGATGGTGTATCCTATTATCCGTTTGATGGAGATGCTACAGACAGTTGGGGGTCGAATGATGGTACTGTGAATGGCGCTACGTCCACTGATGGTATTCGTGGACAAGCCTATAGTTTTGACGGAACTGACGACTATATTCAAACATCGTGGACAAATGGACCGTTTCCGTTTACAGTTTCATTTTGGTATAATGAAATAAGCCATAATGATTACGGGAGAGTAATAGAATTTGGAGATTATAATAATAATTATGGTTTCCAAATTAACCAAGGTCCAAATTCTAATCGGTTGGACTTCGCCATCGGTAATGGTTCATCGGGTAATTATATAGGTAAGATAGAAAATATATTTAAATGGACTCATATTTCATATATGGCTGATTCAACAACTAAATATTTGTTCAAAAACGGAATCTTATATGATAAAATATCAGATTCTACTACAATCTCATATGATTCAAACCCGCTAACGTTTGCTAGTGACAGTAATGCACTCAAAGACTTTTCTAACTGCATGTTAGACGATGTTCGTATCTACGATAGGGCATTAGAGCCGTGGGAGATTCAAGAAATTTATCGGTATGGTACTCGTGGTAAAGACCTTGCTTGGAGGTATTCACAGATATGAGTCTTGTAGGATATTGGCCACTATCGGAGGATAGTGGTTCGACGGCATACGACCGTAGTGGCAACGGTAATGATGGGACTGTA